CAGAGGGAGTATCCCCAACAGCAACTGAAATTTTAAATACAGTCAATGCAAATTAAGGTAGAGATAAAGTATGAATTGTGGCCGTATGAAGAGACAATGGCTGTCAATATCCCAGCTGAATCCTTTAGTAATATGGACACTTATGTTGATTCAATGGTGTCTAATTTGAAAATGCGGTTACTCACCCATGTTAAGATGTACCACCCTAATACGTGGTATCCAAATACAACAGTAGACTTAGAACAATTAAAAAAATTAACGCATGTTGATGCCAGCTAAAAAAATAGATTTACAAGTTGCCACACAAGAAAAGTTACTCAGCGGAGTAGAACAGATGGCCAAGGTTGTCGGGTCCACTCTAGGGCCAATGGGTAAGAATGTTATCATCGAAACCCAATATGGAGCAACTACAGTCACAAAAGATGGTGTTACTGTCGCAAAACATCTTACACTAGAAGATCCTACAGAGAACTTAGCTGTAACAATTGTTCGCCAGGCTGCTGATCGCACAGCTAATTTAGCAGGCGATGGCACCACTACATCTACAGTTATTGCTGCTGCGCTAGTTAAACAAGCTTTTAAACTAATAAAGCTAGGCTTTCAACCAATTGAGATCAAAAGGACATTTGAAGATTTACTCCATAAGGTTCGTTTGAACTTAGTAAAGAATGCCAGCCCTGTTTCTAGTGAGGATATTTTAAAGATTGCCACTATCTCAGCTAATAATGATGAGACTATTGGAGCCCTTATACACTCAGCTTTTGAGTATGTTGGTAAAGAAGGTTTGATTACCTTAGGAGATTCCAAAACAGGTAAGACTGAGGTTGAACTAGTTCCTGGTGCTTCCGTGAATAAAGGCTACGCATCTCCGTATTTCATTACGGATGCAGCAAAAGGTGAGGCTATTTTGGAAAAACCACTTATCTACATTACAGATAATAAGCTTCGTACCCTTGAAGATGTAGTTCCGGTACTAGAAGCTGCCCATGAATCTAAACGCCCTGTACTTATAATATGTGATTCTATTGACGGCCACGCCTTACAGATACTAGCTGTGAACAAGATAAAAGGAATCGTACGTGTAGCTGCTATTGAAGGTCCTTCATTTGGAGAAAATCGCGCTGAACTGCTTAAAGATTTGGCTGCGATTACCTCTAGTAAGATTCTGTCTAATGATACTGCAAACACTGACTTTGGTCCTCATTATCTTGGATCAGCAGAGAAGGTTGTTGTTTCCAAAGAACGTACAGTTTTTGTTGAACCAAAGAAAGATAATGCACGTGTAGAAGAACGTATTGCTCTTATAAAGGAGCAATTGAATAATGTTCCAGATAATCCATATCTTACATCTCAATATCAGAAACGCCTAGCTGATCTAGCTGCAAAAGTAGCAACTATTAATGTTGGAGCTGCCACTGAGACAGAGCAAAAAGAGGTAAAAGATCGTGTAGATGACGCACTTCGAGCCACTTCTGCTGCAGTAGCTAAAGGTTACTTAGTTGGTGGGGGATTAGCACTTCTTTGGGCCGCGCAAGAACTCACAAAGAAAGATCCAACTCCAATAGTAAATGCTTTTGTAGATGGATTAACTGAGCCTTTGCGTTTGATTATAAAGAATTCAGGCAAAACAGCCGAGGCTATTATCGAAAGGATTCTGGAAAAAGACGAACCCGACTTTGGTTTCAATGCCAAAACACAAGAATTCGATAACTTAAGAGATCGAGGAATTATTGACCCTCTTCTAGTTGTTGAACAGGCTATTACTAATGCTGTATCCGCAGCTAATATGCTAATTCTTGCAGAGGTATCCCTAACAAACGTGGATAGAACGCCGCCTTACGCGCCGCCACAAATGGACTATGCTTAAAGCTACAGATGTAATAGTAAAAGAAATACCAAATTTCCACCCTCTCTCGGTGGATTACAGAATTTTTTGGAGAGAACAACGCCGTAGGTGTATAGAAGGTATGTGGGCTAGTGGAACTTTTATTCCACCGGCCCTTTACTATTATGTAAACTTCCATACAATACGATTAAACAAAAGAGGTTCAGCCCTGAAAACCTTCGATCGCCCCTGGTTACGTGATGTAGAGTATAAATTTTTTAACTACTACACCGAAGCCAGGGGCTTTTCTGGTTTCCAAGATGACCATTATTACTCATCCAATAACGTACTCCTAGATGAAAATGTTACGGATGATATATTAATGCGCTGACACCCAAACACAATATCTCCAATTACAGGACAGCGAAAGGAATACATCTCCCCTAGAAAAGCGCTCTTTCAAACATATGATGCCCCACTAGGCGCCCCGCTGTTTGAAAACCCCCTACAGAACTTTATGCTACTTGGTTCTCGTGAATCAGGTAAATCCTATTCAGTTTCAGGACTTATAGCGCATAACTTCCTGATGGATGGATCTACAGTGTACAATGAGTTTACTAGAAAATTTCCTAAACCAGCAGAGATATTGGTTGGTGCTGAGAAGTCTGACCGTTCGGCTGACCTTTTAAAGAAGGTTCGAGACGCTTTTGACTGGTTGCCAGGTAAACAAACTCTCCATGATAGAACTTATCCTTCTCCGTTTTTAAAACGGTATCGAGGTTCTTGAGATGTTAATAGGGAGATCATTGCTGAATACAAAAGGCGTGAAAATGGAGCTTGGCTCGTAGCCGGTTCTAAATCATCTATAAAGCATAAATCCTTCTCGTCTAACTCATTTGCTGCACAAGGAACACGTCCACTCCTCTTAGTTTTAGAAGAGGTTGGTATGTTCGCGGGCTTAAAGGATGTATACACTAACACAGTGGATAACCTTCGTAATGGTCTTGTAAAAACAGGCATGCTTATGATGCTGGGTACTGGTGGTGACATGTCAAAAGGTACCCTTGATGCTGCTGAGATGTTTTATGAGCCGCATAAATATGGTATTCTTCCCTTTGAAGACACATGGGAATTTAGGGGTGATATAGGTTACTTCTTACCCGCCTATGAAGTACTCAACGAGTATAAGGATGATGATGGTGTAACTGATGCTGCGGCAGCAAAGCAGGCATTATTAAATGTAAGAAAGAAAAAAGCAGGGGACTCAGGCGGATCAGAAGCATTGAATAAGGAAATGCAGTATCGACCTATTGTTCCTTCTGAGATGTTTCTTACCAAGACAGCTAATATATTCCCCACAGCGGAACTTCGTAGGAGATTATCCGAAATCCAAACTCACAAAATGAGTGATTATTTGGAGAAGAAGGTAACACTTTACTTTGATCCATCTGCTAAAATATATAATGGTGTGAATTATGAACTCAGCGAAAAGCTCCAGGCCATAAATCGATTTCCATATGAAGGCGATGAATTAGAAGGGGCAGTAGTTATATATGAATTTCCAAAGGTTATACAGGAGGTTATCCCCGAGGGGGCCTATATTATAGGTTGTGACCCTTATAAAGACGACGGGCAAACAGGGGCTTCCTTGGCATCCATATACGTTATAAAGACAAACAAACATCCCTCATCTGTTGGGTATTCAGAAATAGTGGCTAACTATATTGGTCGCCCCTATTTAGGAAAGAATCATGTGAATGAATTACTATACAAACTATCCTTGTTTTATGGTAACGCAAAGATATATTTTGAGAATAACGTAGGCAACGTAAAGGATTACTTTGAGAAGATTCGTCGATTAGATCTCCTAGCTCGTCAACCTGTAACTATTTTTAATAAAAAAGCTTCCTATGATAGTGGCCCACAGGTTATCTATGGCTACCCCCTATCAAACGATAAGATAAAATGGGAAGCACTACAGTATGTTCGATCTTTCTTGTTAGAAGATCGAGGAGATGGGAAACGCAATTTGGACCTTATACCTGACCCAGCACTACTCCAAGAACTAATTGCTTATAACTTAGATGGAAACTTCGACCGAGTATCTTCCTTGATTGGCTGTATACTAGGTCTTGAAGAATTATCCAATATGGAGCAACGAAAGTTGTATAATCAAGCTGAGATATCCCAACTTGATAAGGACCTCAATAGGCTCATAATAAATAATAACAGATTATTTAATGTTCAATTTTCCCAAACAACGACTATCATACAACAATAAAGCAAAAGATGATTTTGCGTGGGCTAAGAAGGTTATGGATTCGATCCTTGCTCACTCCCCTATGGACAATGGGGTTATTAATAATGCCACACCCTATCAAAGAAAGTTATCGAATTATCAACTATACAATAACCAGTTAAATCAAGCTGACTTTGAACGCGCATGTAATCCCCTAGGATTAGATGTGGGGCAATTAAAAGATGAAATCCAGCCTTATAATAAGGCATATAATAAAATCCAAATCCTTCTTTCTGATCTTTCTAAACGCCCATTCAACTTTAGAGCTGTTTTAGTCAATAGTGAAGGTGTTCGCTCTAAGCTTGCGGCCAGGGACAACATGTTTAAAAACTATGTTGAACAAGTAATACAGCAGGCAAAGGCATCAGCAATGGGTAATTCCCAGCAAGAAGAAATGTTCCCAGCTATTGATCCAAAAGACGTCAATAGGTACATGCGCTATGATTACAGGGAACGGCGCGAATTACTAGCTCAAGCCATCCTCCAGTATCAACAAAGAGCACTGGATTTAAGAGACCTAAAGGTTGATGCTTTTAAACACGCTCTTATCTCTGGCGAAGAGGTAGTGTACGTTGGTATGGATAATGGAGAGACCTCTGTGTCTGTTGTAAACTCCCTTAATTTCTTCTGTCATAAGAGTGGTGAAACCAAATGGGTGCAAGATTCATTGTACGCCGGACAAAGCGTATACATGACTGTCGCAGAAGTATTAGATCAATATGGTAAATACTTAACAGAGAAACAAAAAGACCGGTTAGATAACTCTAATACAGCTTATGCACTGCGGGATTTTTCAATGTCGGGTACTGCTAAGTATGGGCATACAGAAGCTGATCCAATGATGGATTTGATTTCAAACAGCCAGCACGGAAGCTATGGGTCTAAAAATCAAGAAGATATTCTCGTTTCCCATGTAGAATGGGTATCACAACGCAAAGTTGGTTTTCTTGAGTTCACTAATGAATTTGGTGAAGTTGAGAAGAAAATGGTATCGGAGGACTTTGAAATCCCAACTCTCTATACCAAAGAAGATATAGTAAAACAGTTTGGAGCTAAGACAACCTATTATATATGGGAGCTCGATGGTATTATTTATAAGCTCTATTGGGATTATATCCCAGAAGTCTGGACTGGTACACGCATCGGTAATGATATTTATACTATGATCGGACCTAAAGAACTTCAATATCGTCCTGTAGATAATCCATTTAAAGTGTCCTTAGGTTATCATGGCTTGATTTACAATGCCATGAATGCCGAATCTGTCAGTTTGATGGATCGCATGAAGCCCTTCCAGTATTTATACTTGATTGTAGCTCACAAGCTCAAAGAACTTATTGCCCAGGATCAAGGGAAAGTATTCCCATTTGATATATCTATGGTGGACCCAAAGATTGGTCTAGAGAAAACGCTTTATTATTTGAAGCGTATGAACATAGATTTATACAACTCACTAGCCAACGGTGATGCCCCAGGCCAGAGCCAACGTGGTAAAGTAACGGGTGTAGCCGACATGTCTAATATGCAAAATATTATGAATTATGTCGGACTTCTAGAGTCTATAGATGCACAAATTTCTGAGGTAGCAGGTGTTTCTAGACAGCGCGAAGGCCAAACAGCACCAACTGAGGCTGTGTCAAACGCCCAGTCTAACATTCAGATGTCTGCCTTGATTACTGAGATCTATTTCCAAAGTCACGCAAAGTTATGGGAGAAAATTTTGTCCTCCATAGTGTATGCTACAAAGTACGCTTGGCGTGGAAGAAACATCGTTAAACAGTATGTTCTAGATGATCTGTCCCTAGCTACCCTAGAAGTTGAAGCAGATGAATTATTAGATTGCGATCTAGGTATATTTGTTACAGATTCTGGTAAAGAACACGAAATGTTCCAAGCCCTTAAAGGAATCTCTGACGGGCTTCTTAACACTAATCGGGCCACCTTCTCAGATCTGATTACTCTTTATGAGAGCAACTCTGTTTCTGAATTAAAGCATGCTATTAAGCAATCCGAAGAAGAAACCTTCCAACGTAACAATCAAGCACAAGAAGGTGAAATCCAAGCTGCAAAAGAAGCACAAGCTGCTCAACAGGAATTTGAGCTGTTGAAACAACGTCTTGACCATGAGCACAAGGAGCGTATTGCTCAGATAGAAGTGTTCAAATTCCAACAAGATATTGACGTAGATAACAATGGAATTCCCGATCCCCTAGAGATTCAAAAGTTCTTATCCGATAAAGATTTGGAAGAACGGAAGCTGGATTTGGAAGAAAAACGCTTTGAAAAAGAATCTGATTTAAAAGAAAAAGAGCTCAAAATCAAGGCTAGAAAACCCTCAAAAAGTACGTAGGGCTATGGAGTTGGATGCGAAAGTTCTCAAAAAACTTGACAAAAAAATAAAAATTTAGTATCTTTGTATGGAAAATGAAATTGATTTCCTTGCGGCAATGTTTCAAGAAACATCCGACCCCCAAACAGACTCTGACCAACAGTTAGATAGTACTGAGGAAGGGGATGCCCCTATAGTAACTACGCAGAACAATGATGATGCTTCTGACGACTCCACTCCTAGTGGTGATCCCCAGATCCAAGCTTACGTTGAATTTCTAAAAACTAACAATCTTATTGAGATTCCAGAAGACTTAGAGTTTTCAGGGGATGCAACTGAGTTAGAAACTATCTTCAACTACACTAAGCAAAGGCAGGCTGAGAAAGCTGCTGAGGAGCTGGGAAACATGTTACCAGAGGATTTTAAGTCTGTTCTGGAGTATGTTCAAAATGGCGGGCAAGATGTTCGGGGATTCCTAGAACGACATGCTGTTGACCCATTAATGGATGTAGATTTGACTACAGAAGATGGGCAGAAAGCAGCTATCTTTCTAGCACTTAAAAGAACGTCTAATTACTCTGATGAGCGTATCAATAAGATAGTAGAACGTTTAGCTGAAAGTCCCGAAGACTTAGCCGAAGAAGCTAATATGTCTTATCAGGAACTGCAACAACTACGTCAGACTGAGCAGGCAAATGAAATTAATCGTTTAAAAGAAAAAGAGCGGACCGATAGGCTCGCTATGGAAGAGAAAACTCAAGCCCTTCACAATGCTATTGATACATCTCAGTATGTACATCCGCAAAGACGTAACAAGGTTAAGGCTTTCTTCTTTGAACCAATAAATACCCCTCAAGGGACTTCAACTGGATTTAATCAGGCTATTAGCTCTATACTGACAAACCCAGAACACCAAGCACAACTAGCAGATTTGCTTTTGGAATACGATCCAAATACAGGCTTTTCTCTAGACCGCATAGAGCGCAAAGTAAAAACCAAAGCAACCCAACAATTTCAAGAAGCTGTTTCCAGGATTCTTGATCCAAAACAGGCACAAAAAGCCTCGAACAAACCACCGCAAGTCGTTAATGACGATACTATACTGCGGAACTTATAATTATGGCAAATCCTCAATCTTCCTTAATCATTAAACACTGGGATTCATTTGGAGGTTCCTTCATTGATTCCAACTACCTGGCCCAAGCTTATGAGACGGGTAAACCCTATTATCTTCCTGGAGCCTTGATGAAGATCTTCTCTTCTGGCTCGGACTTCTTCAAAGTAAAACCATTCCTTAACCTCACTGGTATGGGAACAAATGGCGGTCTTGAAATTGAAGATGAAATCGTACGCTGGCGTATGCAAGGTGCAGAACAAAAATCTGCCCGTGTTGTAGAAAACGTCGAACCATCCAACACAACCCCAGGTCTTAACCAACAGCCCTTCCGTGTTAAATTGGATCTTGACTACTACCAGTACCCAGACGTCCTCATCAGCGAAGATAACGACTTCAACATCCAAGTTACTGATAAAATCACAGACTCAACTGGTACTATCTATACGCTGCGCCTTTTGACTGATGATCCTACTAAATTCCTCGATCCACGCTACCTAGCTTCTGGTCGTTCTTTCGATAAAGTAAGTTCTGCTGTACCGTCTGAAATGAATGGTGACTTCAGTACCCAACAGTACCCAAGCATCTTTGAACTGCAATCTCAACTCGGTGCATTCGCACAGAAAATTGAAGTTACAGACAAAGCTTGGCGTCAACAAGGCCGTCTTGGCTTTGAATTCTTGGCTACTGATTCTAATGGAAAGACTAGCTCTGTTTCCAAGTTCCTGCCTTATGCAGAAGCTGTAATGGTTGACGAGCTTTATAAGTCCATGGAGTGGGCTCTGGTGTATGGTGAAAAATCCACACTCAAAGGTCCTGATGGCTACTGGCAGAAAACCGGCCCTGGTATTCGCCAACAACTCAAAGATTCTTGGATACAGTATGTAAACGGTCCTTTGACTGTTAACCTTCTCCAAGACTTCCTCTTGAACATCTTCTTCGGTCGTACAGACGAATCTCAAAGGGGTATCACCCTTATGACTGGTCAACTTGGTCAGCTGTTGTTCCACAACGCACTCCAAGCTGTAGCTAACGGGTTCCTTACCGTTGATTCTCACTATGTACGTTCTGCTTCTAACGAAGGATCTTCTACTCCAGGTTTGGCTTACGGCGCTCAATTCGTTGAGTACACTGGTCCTCTTGGTATCAAAGTACGTTTGGTGCACAACCCAATGTACGATGATCTTCGTTACTGCAAGCGCATGCACCCACTTTATCCTAACATGCCAATCGACTCTGCTCGTATGACCTTCCTTAATATCGAAGGCCGTGGTGTAGAAACTGCTCGTGGTATGGGTAAAAACCTTGAACTGTTGAAAGTGAAAGACACTTTCCGTTACTTCTATGTTCCAGGATCTGTAACCCCAATGGGTCCAATCACTGGTAAAGGTTTTGCTGTTACAGCTAAAGCTGGTTATAGCGTGCATATTGAAGGTACCTTAGGTGCTGTTATTCGCGACGTCACCGCTTGCGGTGAACTTATCTCTGATACCGAAGCGTAGTTATGAATCTAGAAACGCAACTTGGTATAAAGTTGTCCGTTCTAGTAGCAGGGTTGATAGGAGGCATAGTTTCACTAACATATGAAACAAAGTTATCGTTTATGCGTGCTTTGTTGCTTATTGTTGGTGGTGCCTCCACAGCCGCCTATCTTCATCCTTTTGCTGAGCACTATCTATCAATGGATAGTAAGTTCTCATCAGGCATTGGGTTTGTCCTTGGGTTAGTATCGATGAAAGTTATAAACTTCTTAATTGCTAATACCGAAGGCTTGTTGAATAAATACTTTACGGTAAATGGAGATTTTAAACGCAATAGCAGTCCTTCTAAGCACGATTAGTTCAGTCTACTTGTTGCAAGAGAAATTTATTGTTTCAAACTCTTCCGCACTAACACACGCAGACAGAATAACGATTAGAGGTTTAATTGCTGGTTTAAATGCCGCGCAACTCGCCTCGTTACTCACTCCTGTTAGTATACCATTGGTATTTTTAAACGCAACACTAGCACTGACAAAAGTATATATAATAAAGAAATTCTAATATAGTATCCACCGGATACTAGACTTTTTGTTTAATGAAAATAAAAGGATAATGTCAAAAATAGTATTTGTAACCTCAATTCCTAGAGCAACCGCAACAGGAATCTCCGATTGGGTATCGGCTAGTTCAGGATTAAAACTGAAAAAAACGAAAGTAGGCCGAGCTCAGGACATTTTAGTAGCTCTACCTTCTGCAAAAGTAGGCGGGCTTGCTAACTACATATCTTATAATTATAAGACTGATCCAGCTACAGGACAACCTGAGCTAGATGCTAATGGTAATCCAGTAACATTACAAGCATACTTAGAGAAAAAGTGGAATAAGCCCGCTGGTTTCTTCAATAATCATTTAGTTGAAGCTAACTATAAAGGGGATGGACGAGAACTTGGTTATTATTACAACCACTCTTGGCCACTTCTAGACGGCACTACCGCCTTTGATTTAAGTATCATGGATGATGAAATTGGATATTATGTTCTACTGGCTTCTTCTAAAGTAGCTAATTCTGAAAAAGAATGGCGTGAACATAAGTGGCCAAAAGCTACACACTACATTGCGCTTGAGAATGAATCAGACGCCTTGAAATACAGTCGTGTGAAAGCTCGTGCAAAAGCACTGGCTTCATTGGAATCGAAAGATTTAACTGAAACACTCAGGGCCAAGATGTTGGTTTTACTTGAAATTGGTTCCCCTTCATCTAAACTCTCAGCTGAGACTACTTATAATCTATTATATGATTATATTGAGGCTGCTGCCTCCACAAATAAGAATCTAGAAAAGTACAATCATTACTTTGAGCTGCTGAAAACCGCCGAAGGAAAAGTACGTTTTGAGACCACTTATATGCTAAGACTTGCGCAGGCTCTAAGAATCATATTTGCAAAACAAGATACTTGGACCTGGATTCGTGAAAGCGGAGCTACCCTTGTTATCGGCGACCGTTTTTCAGAAGCTGTGGACTTCCTTATGGACCCCAAGAAAAGCACTGAATTCGAGGAGTTACAAAACCAAATAAAAGCTAAACAATAATGGCTTCTATAAAAGAACTACACTACCAATTTACATTAAATATGGATAGAGTAGCTTCTTTGACAAATCCAGACCTTAACCCTTTAGAAATCGATATACTTCTTAATGAAGCGCAATTGATTTTTATAAAACAAAGGATGGGTATCAATAATTCCAAGAAAGCTGGATTTGAAACCTCACAAAAGAGGATTGATGATCTTGCAAATCTTGTAGTCAAATATCCACTACAACCTGCTATTGTTCCAGAGGAAGTTTCTCCAGGACTTTATGAGGTAGATTTGACAAAGACCACTTTTCCCTATTTTTTCCTAGTAAATGCCTATGCACTAGTGCAGGTGAATGATAACTGTGAACGTAAAGTTCCGCTTAAGTTTACTCAGCACGATGACTTTAATGATACTCTACGAGACCCATTTAATCGGGGATCTAGAATATCTATTCCGTACAATTACGGGCGGAACACCACTAACACTGGTTCTTCACTGTTCTTATATACGACGCAAGTTATCAATAGTGTGGCTATCGAATACATAAAATATCCCTCGAGGGTTTCTCTTGGGTCTTATACCTACTTGGACGGCACTATTTATCCAGCAAGAACTTTTGAAACAGCAGAGCATACCCACTTAGAAATATTGGATATTGCCTGTCAATTAGCCGCTAGAAATATAGAAAATCCAGAGTACATCAATGTAAGAGATCAAAAAACATTGATAAATGAATAACCAAAATAAATAATGATCCCGACAAAATCAAACAAACGCGGTGTCGAAAAGTTCTTGGTTGCCAAGACTTCTTCCACTACTGTCCCTGTAACTGGGACACTGGTAGATTCTTCTACTGGTAATGTCAACTTGGCTGATGGCCAGCTTGGCATCGTTGCTTCCTCTTCTTTTGGTACTGTAGCCCTTGGTTCCTTCATGGACGCCACTCCTACTTTGGCTGAAAACGCAGTACTTCGTATTGTACAAGGAACGCAATATTCTGCAAATGTTGTCGGATCCACTGCTCAATATCCGCTGTGGGTTCGGTCGCATGAGTCATCCCACGAAATAGATGGGCGCAATAACAACATCTTAGTAACGAAACAAAACTTTCGTCTTGCTGCTCATAACGTTTGGGTATTGGGTGTACCTACTGCTGCTACAGCAGGAGATATTAACGTTTTAAACACCACAGAATATCGTCTTAGCATTGGTTTCCGCTCACGTCGTTATGACGAGCTGATGGCTACTAATGTAATGGCTAACACTCTGGTGCTGTCTAAAACTACCCCTAATTTTACAACTCTGTCCGCTACATATCCACTCCCAATTGACTGGATCGTAACACAGTTTGGCTACGAAGTAAATCGTAACTCTTCTGCGTTCCTGGCATATAATCGCTACCGTGGTTCTGCCCCAGTCGTAGCACTTGCTGTTGGTGAAGCTCTTTCTGGTCCTGGTGGCGCTGCTGCTGGTACTGCAATTTCTTCATTGACTGCTGGTACTACTTTGGCTGTGTTTAACTATCGCGGTGTAGTTCGCTCGATCACTTTGACAGAAGAAATTCTTGCTTCTATCAACGCCGCTGCTACTGCATCTAGCTTTACGCACGTATTTACTATTGACACAGCAAATGCTGGAACAAACGTAGGTGGTACTGCAACTGGTCTGTTCTTGATCGCTCTAGATCACAACACAGCTTATGTTGATCGTATTCCACAAACCAAAGTTAACTTGGATGTAAAACTCCCAGCTGGTTTTGATTACACTGTTGTTTCTAATGTTGAAACTGTACTGACCGACGAAGGCCAAGGTTATGGTCGGCCACTCGATCTTTGGTACCAAGCTACTGATGGACAAACAAAGTTCATGCAGCGTAATACCGTTGATCCAGTTATCAATTTCCCATCACCTGTAGATACGGCTCAGCGTTATGTAACTTATGTAATTCATCACGGTGAACTGCGTAATAACGACATTCATCACTCCAGCTACGCTCCAAAGCGGGAAGTTATTTTAATTCCTAGGTACTCAATTGGCACTACAGCTCACCCTGTTATTGCTCTTTTGGATACGGCGCTCAATAGCTGGCTTCCTTCCACAGGAAACCCATCTATATTGAATCTCGTGTAGATATGAAATTAGGGGGATGGGGCTTATGCTCTGTTCCCCTTTTCTTTTTATTCTATACTAGTGCCCTTATTCAAAGCAAGAGATGTTAACAATTGATAAAATCAAGGAACTGGATATCCCTATAAACATATCCAGAAAAAGAAACAATAGGAATCCAGCCGAGGCCGGACTTGTCCTATATAATGATTCGGTAAATTTATACGAATCAATTGAGCTTGTTGTTAATAGTCTAGGGGGTGGTAGTTCTGTAACTACGGAAGTTATACAAGATGCCGTTGGTAGTATTTTCACAGACTCCAGCAGCATTAATTTTACTTATGACGATAGTACTCCCTTCATAACAGGTGTGGTTATACCTGGTGGTGTAGACCATGACGCACTATTAAATTTTGTAGCTAATGAGCACATAGACCACTCGACTATTTCTATTTTAGCAGGAACTGGTTTGAGCGGTGGTGGTACATTAGTGGCAAATAGAACTTTAAACCTTACCAATACTGGGGTTACTGCTGGAACTTATGGAAACGCTTCCACAGTTCCTAGTATCACTGTTGATGCACAAGGTCGCTTAACAGCTGTGGCAGCAATGCCTATTATTATTGATCCTGCTCAAGTTAGTGACCTAGAAGAATTCATTCAAGATGAAGTAGCTTCTTTTTTAGTTGCTGGATCGGGTGTTGGTTTATTTTACAATGATGCTACAAATTCTCTAACAATCTCATCTACCTTAACTGCGTATACAGATGAGATGGCGCAAGATGCCGTTGGGAATATGATAGTAGATTCTTCTACAATAAACTTTACCTATAATGACGCTTCTGCGAGTATTACAGGTTCTGTTATTACTGGAGCCATAGACCACAATGCTCTTTTAAACTGGGAGGCTAATAAACACATAGATCACTCAACTGTGTCTATTCTAGCTGGTACTGGACTAACTGGTGGCGGTAATATTACAGCCAATAGAACATTGAGCATAACTGATACCGGGGTTGTTGCAGCTTCTTATGGAAGCGCCTCTTCAATACCTAGTTTTACAGTAAATTCACAGGGACAACTTACAGCGGCTTCCGATACACCTGTAGTTATTGGTGTAGGCCAAATAACCGATCTAGTTGAAACTATAGATGATCGAGTAAGTGCACTACTTGTTGCTGGAACTGACATTACATTAACGTACAATGATGTAGCTAATACGCTTACAATAAGTTCAACAGCTACTCCAATCACAGCTTCTGAGGTCACCGACTTTAGTGAAGCTGTAGATGACCGAGTTAATAGTTTATTAGTTGCTGGCACAAACATCACACTAACATATAATGATGTTGCCAATACACTAACAGTAAACAGCACTGGAGGAGGTGGTATATCTGGAAGTGGTGGTGCTTATCAAGTTCCTTACTGGAATGCTGGGGCGACTGCTCTTATCAGTGATGTAAACTTCATCTACGATGGAACAGGGTTAGCGATAAACACTCCTTCTATACCTACAAATGTTATTCTTACCACTAAAGGTTTGAGTACTGGCTCATCTGCTTGGGGCTACCAGCACCTAGACGCCTCTGATAATATAGTCTTTTCTTTAGATGATGATGGAACAATCTATATAGGTGATTCTACTGGGACACCATTAACGATTGGTAACTTTGGCATACTAAAGGCAGATGATTATTATATAAAGACAACATCGGGAGATTTAACTCTAACCACTGTATCAGGGCTGGTCTATATAGATTCGGCTTTAAAAATTGATCTGGGTTCTGACGCTACGGGTGACTTATTCACTAGGAATTCTGCTGGTAACATACAAAGAATCGCAGCTGGAACTTCCGGTTATGTTCTAACAAGTAACGGAGCTGGAACACTTCCTACATGGCAAGCTGCCGGAGGTGGAGGCGGATCTCTTCCAGGGGGCTCATTAGGTGACATTCTTGTTCACAATGGAACTGATTATGTCTCACTTTCGCCAATCACAGAGACTCAATCAGGAGTAACTAGCATGTCAACAACTCTAGCGGCTACTCCTCTAAGTTATGCTCCATTCACTCTATATCGAAATGGTTTATACCAAATAGTTACTGACGATTATACATTAGCAGGTGCCACAATTACCTGGGTGACTATACTAGCATCAAATGATAAAGTCACAGCAATTTACTACATATAATGGCAATTACACAAGTTCAACCGAAACAAATTAAGGATTCAACCAATCCTGGATCGTTAATAGCGTCTGATAGTTCCAATAAGTTCGCTATTGTCAGCCCTAGTTTAGGAGCCGATCACCTGTGGTTTTATGACCACTCTGCCACAGCATTAGTACCGCTGACTATTGGCACAAACCTTTCAATTTCTGGTACTACTCTTAATGCCACAGCTGGTGCTGGTGGTTACACAACTATGCAAGAAGAGGGTGTAACTGTAGGACCGGGTAACAGTACTTTAAACCTTATTGGCGGTGGATTCACGGCTGCCGATGCTGGTGGTGGTGTAACATCTATTACGCTTGACGCTACTTTGAATGCACTAGCTGCCTATAATACAAACGGTATCCTAGTTCAAACAGCGGCCGATACATTCACTGGTCGCACCTTAACTGGCCCTGCTGCCGGTATTACTGTTACTAATGGTAATGGTGTGTCTGGTAACCCAACCCTAGCTCTTGCTAACGACCTATCTGCTTTGGAAGCTCTTGCTTCTAATGGCTTTGCTGCTCGTACGGGTTCGGATACTTGGTCTGTAAGGACTATCACTGGAACTGCAAGTAGAGTGTCTATCACAAATGGTGGTGGTGTTTCTGGTAATCCTACAATTGATATTGATTCAAACGTAGCATTCAAGAACGCCAACGAAACTATTTCTGGTACTTGGACCTTCTCTAACAATATAACCCTAAACGGTACCCCTTCGGCTAATACTGACGTGGCTACTGTGGGCTGGGTATTAAACAACGTAGCGGGCTTTAAGTCTGGTTCAGTACGCGGTGCTACAACCGGTATTCTTACTGCCTCTGCGCAAACTGCTACTACTATTACCTTAGGTGGTACTTCTTTCACACACGATGGTGTGACTTACGCTAACGATGAAACAATTCTTGTAAAAGATTCTGTGACTGGTGGTAGCGGTGGTACGTTCAATAACGGTGTTTATGTCGTTTCTGGTGTAGGTACTTCTATTCTTCTTACCCGTGTTGCCTGGATGAATACTGCCGCAGAAATCGACGGTGTATATGTCTTAGTTCAAGATGGCACAACTAATAATGGAACTCTGTGGTTCACTGTTTCTGAGGTTACTACCTTAGGTACAGATGCTATTGCGTTCTCTAGAATTCAAACAACAGGCACGGTTTCTTCTGTTGCTACAACCCAACCAGCCGCGGGTCTTACTATCACTGGTGGCCCAATTACTTCTTCTGGTACATTTACATTTGCACTTGCAGATGATTTGGCTGCCGTAGAAGGATTGTCTACTAGTGGGGTTGCTGTTCGTACAGGTACATCTACTTGGGCAACAAGAACTGTTACTGGGACAAGCAATCGCATTACTATTACTAATGGTACTGGTGTATCCGGTGATCCAACTATCGATATTTCTTCTTCCTATGTTGGCCAAGCTACCATTACTACCTTAGGTACAATTTCTACAGGAACATGGAATGGTACTGCTATCGGTGCAACTTTTGGTGGGACTGGGCATACAACAAATGCTGTCGGTGATCTATTAGTCGGCGCAGCTTCCAATACGTGGAATAAGCTTACTATCGGCTCCAACGGTACTGTGCTGAAATCAAATGGTACCACAGCTAGCTGGGCCGCATCTATTGCTGGAACTAGGGCTTACTTAACTGGTAGCACTTCTTCTGTAATTGACCTTGACTCAGGAACCGCTGTTACTGACGTAGATGGCAACAATATCGCCTTCACTGTTCCTACAGATCTTGATCTGGTTATGGTTATCCGTAACGGTATTGTACTATCTCGTTCAGGCACTGTTTCTCGTGACTACACACTCGTATCAGCAACCGGTGTACTTACCCTTGCCTCAGCACTTACATCAGACGAAAGTCTTCTCATTATTAAATTTGGATAATATATGGCCAGAACAGGATTTAAAGTCGCGCAACTTGCAAACGGTACAGATGGAGAACTAATAACATGGGACTCCTCTGGAAATCCCACAACAGTAGCTGTTGGAACTGCAGGACATGTGCTGACGTCCAATGGAGCTGGTGCCGCCCCTACATTCCAAGCCGCAGCAGGCGGGGGATCTTCCTCTGGTATTGCCGGTGCAGTTCAATTTTCAGGTGGTTCAGGAGCCTTTAGTTCCGACGCCACTAATTTCTTTTTCGATGATTCTACCAATCAATTGCAAATGACTGGTGGAACATCCTATGGTATAAGAATTCAAGGCCAGAATGGAGGTGTAGATGCTTCCGCCGCGTCTAGCGTTACTGGCGCCTTCATTCCTTTTAGAAGCAATACTGACGCTACGGGAACAATTAATGTAAGTATTACAAACAGTAATACAAGCTCTTCTACTTCTCACGCAGCATTATCTCTTTCTACCTCAACAGGTGGTGGAGACCCCTTTGTTAAATTAACAACTGCAGAGGTTGGATATGTGGTAGGTGTTGACAATTCAGGAAGTGATAAGTTCTATATTGGCTTGGGTACTGACCCATCCACAATGTCAACTAGTAATATTACACTTACTGGTTCAGCAATGGGTGTTATGCAAACAAGCCCCACCGCTAAGTTGCACCTAGGCGCAGGCACTGCTTCGGCAAGCACAGCGCCCTTAAAATTCACTTCTGGTACTGCTATGACTACACCAGAGGATGGAGCATTAGAGTATCATACATCCCACCTATATTTCACGGTGGGATCTACTAGGTATCAACTAGACCAACAAGCAGCCTCCGTAGCTGACGGTGATAAAGGCGATATAACAGTTTCTTCTAGTGGTACAGTTTGGACTATTGATGCGTCAGCTGTAACAAACGCTAAGATCAATGATGTTAGCTTTGCTAAATTAACCAATGGTACATTAGCAGCTAACTTAACTGGGACAATGGTAAACTCTGGGGTTTTAGCTTTTAACTATAACTCTGGATCTAGTGCCGTATTTTTAGATGATGCTAACTCTTCTGCGTCTTTATTCTCAGAAGATGGAACTCAGTATGTGAATGTAAGTAATACTTCCGTTGCAATTGGTTCTGGCACTACTCAAATGGAATATATTGATGGTGTACTTCGTTTATATGATTCTGACCAAACACAATATATTGGAATACAAACACCATCTACAGGGGCATTAACCACTTCATACACTCTTATCTTACCTACAACGGATGGTAATAGTGGTGAAGCACTTATAACAAACGGTTCTGGCACTTTATCTTGGTCAACAGTTGGTAGCGGAGACGTTACTGGTCCGGGTTCTTCTGTAGATAATCAGATAGTACTCTTTAACTCCACTTCTGGTAAAGTTATTAAAGCCGCTACTACTTCTGGTATTGTTACAGCAACATCTGGTGCTTACGGAGTAGTTACTGCCCCTTCTGGGACAATCGTTGGTAATACTGATACTCAGACTCTTACTAACAAACGTATTGATCCTAGAATAGCTTCTACAACTTCTAATACGGCTCCTGCTCCAGACGTATCTACTACAGATATTTATATCATGACGGCCTTAGCTGGTAACTGTACTTTTGGTGCCCCAACCGGTACTCCAGTACAAGGAACTAAATTAATTTATAGAGTTAAAGATAATGGTACTGCCAGGACTTTAGCATATAATGCTGTTTATAGAGCAATGGGTGTAACATTACCAACGACTACAGTAATTAACAAGACATTATATCTTGGTTGTATCTATAATTCTACAGATACAAAATGGGATGTAGTTTCTGTAAACATGGAAGCTTAATATGAGAACAATTATAACATCAGGTACATCATGGGTTTGTCCTTATGGTGTAACGTCAATTTATGTAGAATGTTATGGAGGAGGCGGCGGCGGTGGTGGAGCCGCAGGTAATGGTTCTGGCGGCGGAGGTGGTGGCGGTGGCGCTTATGCTGCTGCTACTCAAGGTGTAACTCCAGGGACTTCATATACAATCCAAATTGGAGCAGCAGGTGCTGCTGGTACTTCCGTTGGAGGTAATGGCGGTACTGGTGGGTCTACTTTCTTTAATAATTCATCTACCTTAAACGCAGACGGAGGACAAGGGGGTACGGGCACTTCTATAAATGGTGCAAATGGATTTGCTGGTCCTGGCGGTACTGCAACAGCTGGTACTGTTCTAAACGATGGTGGAGATGGTTCAAATGGTAACTATACTAGTGGCGGCGGGGCCGGTGGTGGTTGTGCTGGCCCAGGATCAGTTGGTGGCAATGCTTCTGGCGCTACTGGTGGAACGGCTGGAACCGGAACAGGTTCAGTAGCTGGCCCAGGCGCCAACGGCGTAAACTCAAATACAGCTGGTGCTTCACCAACAACTTATTATGGAGGTGGTGGTTCTGGAGGTAGGGCAAATAGTGCTACTGACAGAGCTGGTGGTGCTGGCAGGGCTGGCGCAATGATAATTAGTTATAATGGTGGAGGAGACTTCATGCAAATGTTTTAAAAGAAATTAAATGACTATAACACCTAATTCTACGTGTTCTCAGATCGTTATTACATCTGATATTCTGTTAGTCTTAAATACAGCTAACACATTAACAGTAACATATAACGGCACTGCTCACACCGTTACTGTCCCCACAGGAATTTCCTCCTTCACGCTTCTGCCTGAACATGTAGATATGGAGGATACCTTCACCGATGGGGTATACACAATTAAATTTATAAACACGCTAGCTAGTTCCAGTATACAAAGCGATCTAGGCTGCGCTGTCATACTTTGTGGAAAAGAGTGCGCTGCTACAACACTAAGTTGGTATGCAACACCAGTACTAGAAAAAGTACTAGCTTACGAAGCCTTGAAGGCATCAAATTCGTGTGCAACCTGTGATTGTGCAACTCTTCAATCAATGTTCAACTCAATAGACACAGATGATACTACAACCTGCGCAAGTTGCAGCTGCACAATGTAATTTTGTCGCCAAGGTAATAGAATATAAGAAATGTCTGAGATACCAATTAGATTGTTGCTTACAAGAAGAAGCCGCTAAAGAGGCTTACTTATTGTGGCGTTGGGCTAAATTGGATGAGACAGATTGTACACTACCAGACGCGCAACTATGCAGCATACAAGGATTAGAAATCCTTCCAAGCACCTGCTCAAGCACACCAGCTTGTGCAGACCTATTATCTAGCAGTGTGAAACAGCAGACTTCTGGTGGTGGCTATACAAAAGCAGTCGAAAATGATTTCGACAGTTCTGCTTATATGTCAATCACATTAACACCAAATTCTGTAGCACAACCTGCTGGAGCTTCTGCCATTGTCAGAGACGCCAATTCCAATATTGTACATACAACTGCTTTTACAACTGGAACATACTTCAACGGAGCCACAGTATTATCAGGTTCTCAGTATCACCCAGCTGTTGGAATACAATACATGACTAAACCCATAGTTGGTACTGCGAGCTCCTACATAAAAACGATAAAGCTTTATCGTTATGAGAATGGTAATGTGACAGCTTTCAATTTAGATATTTCACCTACTAATATTTGGGTATGTGGAACTTGTAGTGCTGTCAATCCAGCTGACCTAGATCTTAACTCAGTGAATCTCACAACAGCTTTAAAAGCCCAAATAGAGAATGCCGTAAAGTCCATAGATGGAGCTTTGAACATTGATTTAGATGTAGAAATTGTTACATCACAAGTTGGTCGCCATTTGAATTTTATCACGCGAACAAAACATCTACCTAGTGGTAAATGGTGGGGAATTAATCCACAAGATATACAGATTAGTTATTTCTGGTTCCCAAGCAATACAACTCTAACATTAAGTAGTTTGGATAATGGCTGGGCTACACCCATCTATACTCGTCCTGGCTTTACATATACTACTTTTAATTTTGTCAATACTTGCGGTACAAGTACATTAAATGTAAATGGTATAGCTACACCTCAGGTACAGCAGGCGTCGACCACATTCTATGCTATTGCCTTAGCATCACCGAATACAACAACTGTATTTACAAATCCACAATTAACAGTGGATGGGACAATAAACAATTGTGTAATTAAGAATCTCGAAGGCATTGTAACTACTAGTGCCCCCTATACCCAACAGTGGCTCTCACCAAGTTTAACTGTTTTGGGTACGGGCAGCAATCTAACGCTCACAAATCCTACTGCGGGTACTTACCAGTATAAAGTTACCTTTGCAGGTGGCGAGTGTGTTATAACAAAGACCTTTACCCTTTAAACCAAGCCCAGGGCGCCGTATGGTACTCTGGGCATTTTTTATTTATGAATATTCAAATAATACGTCCACCAATTTCTGGTGATGCCCAGACTATTTCTCCCATGTATATTGATGGAATTCTATTCTGTTATGTACTAGAGGACCAGGATCGGGACTTGTATAGTTCTGATCCAGCTAAAATAAAAGCATTAAAGATAAAACATAAAACGGCTATTCCTTATGGTCGTTACGAAGTTGTAATGAGCTTCTCCGAACGCTTCCAAAAGATGCTTCCCCTACTCTTAGCAGTACCAGGTTTCGATGGTATCAGAGCCCACTCTGGAACAACAGAGGCCGACACAAGTGGATGCTTATTATTGGGACAGAAGGGAGAGAGAAAGATCATTAATTCCCGTGAAACTGTACGTAAGTTTATCGTATTACTAATGGCAGCCATAAAACGACAAAAAGTATTTATTGAAATACTACCCTGTCAACCTAGCAACTAGTATTTTGTACATTACTAGCCCTTTATTTCGTATATTTACATATGACCCTACTAGAACATATTTATGCTGTAAGAAATTTAGTAGCGAAAGGTTCTGGATCTAAAGACAGCAGCTTTAGTCTAGAGCTTATTGCTCATTTTCTGAATGTAGCCCGGGCTACATTAACTGAACAAAAAGCGGATCGATACAGGTACATCTCTGAACAAAGTTTTCAATCACTTTGCGTTCCCCTGATACCCGCCACACTACACAACTGTTGTGATTACCCATCTGCTGGCTGCACGCTAATGCGCTCAACCATAAAAATACCTAAGTTCTTGAATACCCGTTGGGGAGAATTTGCTAAGGTATTAACACTGGCTGGAGAGAACATAAGTAAGACTTCCATTACGGCTAATAAGTTAGCTAAGTACTCTTTAACAAATAAAAATCCTAAAGCGGGTTGGTTTCTACACGATGGGTATCTATACATAATCAATAACACAAATATAGAAGTTGCGTTATTAAACTCTTTGTTTGACAACCCAGCTGAAATTAATAGTTTTAATTGCGCTACTGACACTACTTCTACTCTTTGCAAAGAGGTTTATGAAGAAGAATATCCAATAGACCCTGATTTGATTGAAGCCATGTATAAGAAGGTTCTGGACTTGATGCGCTATGGGCTAGCCTTCCCTCCAAAAGATAACGAAAATAATGCCAAAGACGACCAAGTATCTAGCTAATTGGTTGACTCTATATGAGTTATTCCCAGACAAAGATCAGATCCCTAAAGAACAATTCCGTTTAGTGTTAAGATTATTTCATAACTTAGTGTGCCGCGAGATTTTCAATGGGCGATTTGTTAAGTTGCCACAGGGGGCCGGCATACTTGGATGCTTCAAAAAACAAGCTCCTATACCTGACTACGTACTGTTAGATAAACATGACATACGAGCTAACATGAAGAATCTCCATACCGAAGGGTATACAGTTGTTCCTACTTGAATGAAGAGTACTCCAGGGTATTTAAAATCTACATTCAAATTTAAGCTCAAGCGCCAACAAGCCAGAAGGCTCGCGCAGTTACTAAAGACCGAGAATTACATACAAAAATATAGAACCCCAGATGAGAAGTATTTCTATTAAATCAGTACTAGCGGGTCTCAGCCTATCTATAGATGATAGATACTGGAATGAAGCCGTTATGTTAGAACATGCCGCCAAGGGATTCTTACAAATGAATCTCGAAACTAAGTACGAACAGAAGACTGTTGTCCTTCCTGTTGACGAGCACAAAGCTACAGCCCCGGAAGATATAAAATATGTCCTGCAGGTGGTAGGTAAAATATCAGGACAGCTCTTCCCCTTGAAGGCGTCTTCTAATACATTTGCTACAGGTATTTGCCTTGACTCTAGTTTATGCCTTTGTTCAACTTGTAAGTATGAATTTCATCTCTCCCCAAGAGGTATATTCACATTGAATTTTAAAACTGGTGAATTGTTACTTGCTTACCTCGCTGTCCCTACAGACGAGAATGGTGACATTCTAATCCCAGATGATGAGGTTGTAAAAGAAGCTCTAACACATTTTGTTCTCTACAAATACTGGTTAGCTAAGGATTTGATGAAGGAAGAGGGCGCTGCCCAGCGTATGAACTTCCACTTAACCATGTGGAATACGCTATCGAAGAAAGCTCTAAACAATAATCTTCCAGAACTTTCTGTTTTGGAGAATATAAAGAACCAACAAAATAGACTAGTTCCTAGAACTAATATGTTTGAGGGTCTATTTGGAGGCTTGAACCAACAAGAAAATATAGGCTTTTAATGGAAAATGTATTCACAAAAGGACTAAATTCGGACAACCATCCAAAGTATCAGGAAGAGGGCACCTATAGATTTGCTCTAAATGCGGTGCTCGAGACCATCCAAGGAGAGAGCCCTTCTATATCCAATGAAGGTGGAAACACAAGCTGCTCTTTTAATTTCACAGGAAATAAAAAGATTATTGGTTCTGTTGTGGATGAGCACGATGATGTAATTCTTTTTCTATATGATCCTGCCGGAGAACACGAAATAGGTAAACTAATTTCTAATACCTGTAGGTATGATACCTTGCTAGTGGCAGAGTGTTTGAATTTCTCTGATAAGTACCCTATCAACGCTCTTTATAAATTACGTAATGGCTGTGATCCGCACATATACTTCACTGATAATCTAAATAACTACAAGGTACTGAATCTTGCAGATTTAGAACAGTATAATTTAAGTGGCGTGCCTTACTGCCCAAAGATGGACTACAATAGAGATTATTACATTCCATGTTTTAATTTATATAAAGGCACCAATAATTCAGGTATTGTTGAGAATATGGGTGGACAACTTGAAGTAGGTGTTTACTATTTCGCCATTCGTTTCCTCGATAAGTATCAAAACGCAACAAACTGGATTACTATAACAAGGCCAGTACCTGTAGCTGACGAACCTTTTTCTTATACCCAAGACATAGCAACGGTTAATTTATATGATGGCGGTTCTAATACTGTTGGTGCTGATGATTATGTAAATAAGACTAGTAAAGCAATCTCGTTTCTAATCACTGGCACGGCTGATCTTTTCAGCTACTTCCAGATTGCTGTGATAAAACGAACAAGCGACGATGGCAGCATCTCAGAAGTACAGTTATTGAATCCACAGCCCATGGAATCTGGCGCTGTTCCCTTTGTGTATAAAGGCACAGAGGACCAAATAAAGTCAACCATAACCCTAGATGAAGTTCTTTCTTCTAGAACAAGAATTAAAAAAGTATTAGCGCAAGCTTTTGATAAGGACCATCTGTTCCTAGCTAATACTAGCGGCAATTACAGAGACTACACAAAGTATCAACAGTACGCGTCTAAGATAAAGACAGAGTTTGTAAAGACCGCCATAACATCAGATACTGGGGCTAGAAATAAACAGCCTGTGTATTACTTTGGTGAAGGTTCTCTTATGGAAGATGAAACCTATCCATTTGGAATAGTTTACGTATTTGGTAATGGAGATGTTTCTCCAGTATTTTATACAATTGGCAGAGCCGCTGATACTGACATTCCAGCTAATGGGTATCACCCTTATATAGGATCTTTAGGAGTTGCTACAGATGGCAATCCTTGGGATACTGGTACTGCTTCTTATGGAGACGGAATTGCCTACACAAAGCGTTGGGGGCAGATTTCTACCGCTGTTCAGTATGGAACCTCTCTTGTAGGACTTCCAGGATACCATGAGTCAGATTCCGAGACATACCCAGATATACCTACATGCGAAGCGTTGACTGATGGTTACTGGGGTAGAGACTGGCACGGTAATCTTATAGTGCCAGGTGTAACAAAGATTCGCCATCACCGGATGCCAGGAGCCGAGATTCGTGACTCAGGTGCTACGGCACATAATTTTAGAACTGGCGTCCGCTTCTCTAATGTTGAATATCCACCAGATCAGGATATTGTGGGGCACTACTTTGTTTATGGTGATAGGTCCTTTGAACGTAAGATCTTAGCTAAGGGAGTGTTTATCCCTCTTGAAATTGTGGGTAATACACACACCATTGATCCTTCTACAATATCTGCCCAAACATACAATCCAACACCCTCTCCTAACTCAGGCATACTCAAGAATGCCTATGCATTTATAAGTAGTGATCTACTATTAAATGAGCAGACTACAAGAGGTGCTTATGTTAAGTTTGAAAAGATCTATAGGGATTTAAATCAAGAGAACTCTGATGCGTCGATAACTAACAACTTTACCTCAGGGTCTTATGTGTTTGATGCTGAACAAGATTGGATAGGCACGCTAGATGCTACCACACAGTTTCGGTACTTCTCTAGGTATAATCTCCCAGCACAAAATAATCTTATCCACACCATGCGCACGGATCTGTTCCTACAGAAATCTTACGCCGGCGCACAGGATGGTGTAGAAGTCTATGAGCCATTATCAAATACTACGTTTACTAATAACAGTATAAACAATAACTATCAGATTATTAGACTAAACTCTGGGTCAGCAGACATTACTACTGCAGGAGGAGCTTGGCGCGGGAAGATGTATTACGGGGCGATCCACCAGTACTTAGACACATTTAGCAATCTGTATGAGATAAAGTTTAAACGCTTTGGCAACTGCTTATCTAGGGAAGGAAGTCCTAGTACTACATATACTGTTTACGGTGGGGACACTGCAGTTAGTCGCTTATCAATGGTTGACTTCAACTATCGTCAAACAGGCGTACCCGAAGCTGGAGACACAGGCTCTATAACTATGGATTATGATAGTTACTTCCTGTCCTTCCCAACTCAGGATACGTTATTGAATTATAACTTTAGACACGGGTCTAAGACCAATCGAGAGTTTCTATACTTCCAGCATATGAATCCAACTACTTTTGCGGACAATCATACGCACCTTAGGAAGTACATGAAGATTCGGCAATACAAAAGTGGGGACAAAGCTTTCGCATACTATCCAGAGAGATACTTATACAATAAGTCTTTTTCTTTCTTAGACGGGCTTACATATGACTATCCAATACAGTTTGCGTATCCTTATTGTAATATGTGTAATGAAGATAAGCCACACACGGTCTATCACTCACTACCAGATAACAATGAAACTCTAGAGGACGCCAATAGGATTATCCTAACTAGCAACTATACAGATGCAATTGGAGGAACATCAGGACCAATTACAGATATGTTTATGAATTTCAATAAGCTGTATGTAACTACTACTCGTTCTATCTTCCTACTTCCTACCCAAACACAGACGCTACAGACTGACTTAGCAAATGTGTATTTAGGAACTGGTGCTATCTTTAGCGTGCCACCTATAGAGTTAAAGAATACTCAACTAGCTTTTGCTGGTCAGCCACACTTCACATCACGCTTATCGACAGAGTACGGTACTTTCTATGTAGACTCATTCGCGGGGCATCCTTTCTTATTAGGAGGAGAACTAAATGATTTATCCCTAAAAGGAACACGTAACTTCTGGCAAGAGAACGGAGAATTATCCTTTCTAGCTCAGTATGAGCGATTAACGAATTACAAGTTTCCATACATCTCGCACACTTCACCAATAGGTGTTGGGTACAAAGCAAGCTATGATCCTAGATTTAAACGTCTTATAGTTCACAAGAGAGACTTTAAGTTGTTACCCCAGTGGGAAACAAAGTTCGTGTACAATCCAACTGAAACAGACCAACCTCTCTATTATGTTACTCCTGATAAAGTGTTCTTTAACGGGCACTCATTTTATTACAATCCCCCAACAGGAGCAGTCCAAAGTATAGACTTTGACAACGTAACATTCTTTGAGAATAAGTCTTTTACTATGTCATATTCTTTTCTAACTCAGAACTGGATCTCATACCACTCTTACTTGCCTTCTTTTCTATTTGCTAATTCAAATAATCTCTTTAGCCAAAACGGATACTCTGAAATCTATAAGCATGGAAACTCAAATTTCCAAACTTATTACGGAGTAAAGTTTCCCCATATAGTAGACTTTATTGCTTCTCAGAACCCAAAGGAAATTAAGACTACCACTGGGATAGGTTATTCAGCTTTTGCAACAGCTCTTGATGCTACTACAAAAGAGATCGCTCAAGTGAACAGCACTTACACAGCGGCTACGTTCTATAATAGCAACCAGATTTCTGGGGAACTACCCCTAGTACGAGTTGAAGACTTTGCTACGGATATAACTAATACTTTATCCCTAGTCAGAAAAACTGATAAACAGTGGCGGATTAATAATCTAAGAGATTTATCAATTAGTCCTAATGCACCAATATGGGATTCATCTTGAGAATCAAAAGCCAGTGTGCCCTATAGTTATATAGACAAGACTGTAAATAATTCAAATATCAATCCCGATAAACCTTTCTATGAAAGTGCTCGCCTAAAAGATTATTATCTAGGTGTTAGACTCTTTTATTTTCCTAGCGAAGATTACAATATAAAATTAGATCTCGTAGGTACCCAAATACAAAACAGAAATAGATAATGAAACCTGAAAAACTTTCTGGAGGGCCTTCTATTGATCCAAGTATAATCGCAAAGTTAGACCGTGCCCAATTAAAACTTATACAGGCCGATCTAAAAAGTAGAAATTTATATACAGGGAAGATAGATGGGGTGTACGGACCTTTGACAGAAGCCGCCATAAATAGGTATAATCAGAATGGAGTTTACCAACCTACAATTACAGATAGCGCTCCAAATATGCGTTCGGCTGTAGGACATGGGGAACTGCAAACACAACTAGATAAAACCGGAACTAATTGAGAAAGACGTCAAGGCCAGTTTTGACCAGAAGAAATTTTATCTCGCTTAAATAAGAACTTTAGTCCATACACTTATAAAAATGGAGTATCTCGTTTTTATGAGGCTGTTGTAGAGAACAAAGTTGCGGACGATCGTAATATAGACCGCGTAGGACGGGATAATAGACTAGATGTTTGGTCTATGTATCTGGGGAAACCACAACAAAATAATACATTAAAAATAGCATCACAAAGTCCAACAAAAGGAGATCCCAATAAACTATATTATGAGTTTACGAATGTCCCGGAAGCCGTAAAGAAAAGTATGTTTGAATTAGCCCCAAATAATGTGGGGGATAAAGCCACGTTGGCTTTTGATTTTACTCAGCCTTTTGAAACTTACGAAGAAACCCCAACCATGGGTACAATGGGAACCTATACCCTTTCAAGAGGAGTTGATGCGAAAGGTAACTATGTTAGCTACTACGATAAATGAGATTTAGCTAATAGTGGAGGAATAGGAAAACCATTAGAATTATATGGTAGAATTTATGAAGAAGACATGAAAACAAAAACTAAAGGTATTCCAGGACCAAAAAATTATTTCACTGGTGGGGCCCTTTTGGGGTTAGCTGGAAATGCAGCACAACAACTCTTAAGTATTGGAAACTATCAAGCTAATCCAAATGATGATCCCTATAAAGTAGATTGGGGTAATGTTCTTTCGTCTGGAGGTGTTGGTATTGTTTCTGAATTAATAAAGAAACATAGGGACGAACAGCAACGTCGGAAAATGGTAATGTCTGCAACTCCTGGTGCTTATAATAATGGTGGTCCTATTTATATGCCCACCATCACGAATCCAAAAGTGTCTAATACAACCCAGCCAGTTATTCAACCTTCAATGGTTATAAATGGATTACTTGGTAACATGACTGTAGCATTACCTAAACAACGTGAAGCAGCGTCACATAGTAAATCAAGAGAGCGTTTCCGGGAACGTGCTATGGGAGGGGATATAGCACTTTCTGACTCCGCCGTTCAAATTCAAGGTAGTCCAAACCAAGTTGATGGAAATTACTATCCAACTAAGAATGTACGGTTAGACCATAATGAAGTAGTTAAAGATAACTTCGTTTATTCCAATCGATTGGCTGATGAGAAAACAGGGCAGTCATATGCTAGGCTGGCTCAACGTATCGAGGCTGCCTCTGGAAAAGCCCAACTTCGTCTTAAGCATTCTCCATACGACCCAATATCCCAGAATACAATTGCTATAAATCAAAGGGCCATGGCTTCCCTAGCCGGTGCTCAAGAAAACCAAGCAAGTGCTGCGGGACTGCGAGGAGGTGGCAATGGTTTTGCAGCAGGTGGTCAAATGGGCGATCCTGTCTATATGTTAGTAGAAGGAAAGAATAGTCAAATGGGAATCAATCGAGGAATATATTATGATCCTTCAACTGACAAATTCTTAGGTCGTGATGCTTTCGGAGCTTACTATCCAGTAGACTACCAACGCGGCGCAGCGTGGAAACAAACTAATGAAAATAACATTGCTGCACATAAACAGCAGTATTTTCCTGAGCAAGCTAATAATGCTCCATACAATACATTAGATGATATGTTAACAGGCATGGATCTAGCTATGAAACCTAGAGCCACCGCGCCTGCTCCACAGACTACAATTCAACCTCGCCTACGAGGGCCTCAAGGTAAACCTAATCCAGCAGCCCCAACCGCAGCCCAACCTAATGGAACTTACCCAGGGCCCTACTCAGGTAAAGATGCTTACCTAGATCTACTTGTAAATCAAAACACTGATAAGTATACTATGTCTCCAGTTGAGCCTCTGAATATGCTGCAACGGCAGGTATCTACCAGCGTTGGTGTCGGGCAGGTCACTCCACAGATAAAGAGGACTACGGCTACCACGCCAACAATCCCTGGTGTAGCTAACACGGCTAATCCTAACGCGCAGGACAGGCAGAACAAAAGAGGTTTGATTATGGGCGATGTCTTGCAGGGCGTTGAAGTGCTTTCTAAGTTTGCTCAGCTATCGGGTGGTCCTGAAAAGGAGAAACCATATTATGATGAAACAGCCATCACTAAGAATACTTACGATCCAAACCAGGCTCTATACCAAAACCAGAGAAACTATGACGGGGCGCTAAGCGGCCTGAACTCAGGTTCAATTAATTCTCGTAGAGCTTATGCTAATAGTATGTTAGCTTCTAAACTGAACGCAGACAATCAAACGCTAAGCCAGTACAACCAGATGAATAAAGCCGCGTTAACTGAATACGAGAATCGGGTAGCTAGCCAACGTAGGTATAATGTTGCTCAGACAGTTTATACTAATGATATAAACGCTCAAAATAGAGCTGCTTATCAGCAAGCTACTGATGTAGCCTTCAACTCACTGGGTAACTTTGGCCAGGCTTTAAATCAGCGGAAACAGACCTACGCACAATTGAACATAATGAAATCTCTTTATCCCGAAGTTTACCAAAGAATTTACGCAGCAGCCAATGGCAATCAATAGATATTATAGAGGAACTCCTTATAAAGGAAGTTTATATGTCCCCCCAGTAGAGTTTATTGGGAGGGCACTAGAAGCTGCGCAGAAACAATATAATGTTAACTTTGCAGCCAGTGAAGAAATTAAAACTAAGTACATCAATGCTTTGCCGCAAGACCGAGCTAGAGCTAATGAACTTGAACAAGGTTTGAGAAAGCAAGTTGATGACGTTGTTAATAAGTATAGTGGTGACTACTCGCAAGCAACAAAAGAATTGTATAAGTTACGAAGTGACGTAAATAATCTGTTCTCTCCAAATGGAGAAGCTGGTGCATTAGAACGTAATCGTGCAATAGTTGAAGACTCCTTGAAAAGAGAAAGAGAACGCTTAGGTAAAGGAGAGATTGATTCTTTGCAATTGAATCTCCTTGAGAAGCATTATCAGAATCTCCCTCCCACAACGTTTGATCCTAACTCACGCAGCTATTCCTCGGTTGCTCCACTCAATCTTCCTAAGACATATGATGTCCATAAGGAATTTGAGGAGTACATGGGAAAGGTAAAGCCAAAGACTGTAGAGATCTCTGTACCTACTGGTGGTAAAACACTAGACGGTTACCATGAGTTCAAGAAGGTCAAACAAACAATGATTGACCCAAATGAAGCTGCAGCCGGGTGAGCTGGAAAACTTAATAACGATATTCAGTATCAGAACTACATCAGTAGCTTAGGGCAGCTCAGCGGTCAAGACCCAGAGAAATTAACACAAGATGTTATCCAGCAGTATGCTTCACAGGTAATTCCTGCACGCAGTGGGATGCTTGAGAACAGTCAAATATTTGATTACAAAGAGGACTGGAAGGCTAAGGAGAATCTTAGGTTTGCGCACAATAAAGCTCTTAAGGCTATCGAGCAGCGCAATGCCTTACAACGTATTGATTATAAGAATCAATTGGATAGTGATGCAGGAGATTTGATTCCTGCTGAGCTTACTGTTGGCAGATCCCTAACCCCCACATACCCAGAGCTTCCTAAAACATTAACAGCTACAACAGGCACGTCGATTTTAGATGCGCGTTCATCATCTTTCCCAGCTACATATGCATATCTTATGAGCACCAAGGATGTGAATGTAAATAAAGAGATGTTGCGTTCTATCAAGGCAAGTAATCCAAAAGCTACAGACGGTCAGATAATCGACATGTATAATGCTAAAAGAGTAGACACTAACTATTCTAAAGTTCATTATTATCCATTTAAAACCACTGGTTCTCAGCAAGAGGAATCCAATAGATTATTGCCTGGATTAATGAATGGATCATACCGTGTGTATGAGATGGATGGAGGTGGGCAGGTTACTGAAATCGAAAAGTTAGACGATAAAATTGACTTGGCCAAGAAATTAAAAGACCCAAAAAATCCATTGAAGACTCGAGTACCCGCTATTGGTAAATCACTTGGTTTTACTGGGCAGGCCCCATCAGGCGCTACTGTTTTTCCAGACCCTGACAAAGAGGGTAAAGTTTATTTTGTTGCTAGTCCCCAAACCAATATGGCTAGGGCTAATCAGGATATTGTATCTAAAGCTTTTGGATACATGAAAGATGGAAGACAACAGGGTGATTACTTTGAAATCAACGATAAGAATACAGGGAAAAAAGTGGGACTTGTCGGGGTTACACATTATGAAAATGGGGAGCCTATTAGGATATTCTATGGAGCTCGCAATAACGGTAAGGAAGTAAACTTTGATGATCCATTAACAATCAATGGACGCATTGCTGAACCTTACGATTTAGAGAGGTTGTTGTTTGATGACGAGACCGTTAAGAAATTATTCCCAAGCAAGACCAAACCAAATTACGAAGCAGAATTTTTAACACAATAATAATATGCCAGATATTAGTTCATTATCATCCCCAGTAAATACTCCTAGTTACACACGCCCTCGTTATGATGGCGGCGGTAGCCCTGTGGGCAGTGCTGATACTTCTCTTGGAAGATTGATCGGGGGGAATTACTATGATGCCGGCCTCCTAGATTATTCCAATCAGGCTAATGTCCGCTTTGGGAACCAGGGGCGCTTGAATGCTTTTGGTAATTTCCTAGGAGACCTTGGAGTAAAAACACTTTCGGGGATTCCATCCGTAATTGGCAGCTTGTGGGCAACAGGTGAAGGAATAGCTTCGGCCGTAAGCGGAGGTAAGTTTTCTGATGGATTTAAAAACAATCCTTTATTGAATCTTGCCGAATCAGTCAGTGCCTGGGGGGATGAGTATTTTCCGCACTTCCAAGAAGCCGACTTTAGTTCACAAGACTTCCTAACACAATTAACTAGCCCCGGCCAATTAGCTACAGCTAATGTGGAGACCTTATCTTTTCTAACCCAAGGATTCGGACTAGCTGGTCTATTAGGAAAAGCCCAAGTAGGTACTAGGGTTATAAATCAACTAGCTAAGGGGCGCACCTTCAAGGATGTGTTATTAAATGCTAACTCTCAAAACCTGGCAAAGATTGCGGGTAATCTAGATGAACTAACACTGAACACATTCCTAACAGTAAATGAGTCAGCTCTTGAAGCTATAGATTCTAGGGACCAAGTGCGGAGTCAACTAGAGGCCGCACGGAGCCGTGGCGAAGTAGAATTAACAGATGCTCAAATTGAAGATAAAGCTAGCCAATCCTTATCTAATGTCTTTTGGCTGAACGTCGCTACAGCTGGTGTTACAAATAACTTCTTTACTAAACTAGTACGTCCGATAGTAGGTCCTAAGGTAGCCTCTACCCGAATAAATGAATTAGGACTTGAACTTCAAAAAGGAACTGGAAAAGTTGTAGGTAAGAAAGAGGGGCTAAGCGCTGTTGAGCGTTTGCTCTTTGACGAAGGTAATTCCTTTGGACAATTTGCTAAGACTACCGTGTCTCAAATGTTTGGAGAAGGCTTGGAAGAGAACTTGCAATACTCCATACAGAAAACAAATGAGGCATTCAATGAGCACGCTTCCTTTACAGACGCAGCATTAGCCTATGCTAAGGACGCTGTGGCTTTAGACTTTTCTGATCCTGAGCGCGTTAAGGCCGCAGGGTTAGGTAGTTTAATAGGTGGTGTGCAGACTCTAGGTGCCGATCTTGTAAAGAGTGGTCCTTTTGCTCAGGCTAAGAGTTTCCGTGAACAGCGGGATCTGGCCCTTGAGTCTATGAACAAGTCCTACACAGATTTCTTCTCAAATGATCTCTTGAAAAAGACACCAGCTGTTTCAGGTAAACTCACAAAAGATGTTGCCGAAGATGGTACAGCTCAGTACAATCACGAACAGGATGGTAAGGTACAGTCCATAGATGAGGTACAATACAACAATCTAGTCAATCAGTTCCAACCAGATGAGACTGGTGCTTACACAGTGCCAGAGAAATTAGAACTTGGGGAAGACGGTCTACCATTGAAAGACGAAGTAAAAGCCGCAGCCTTTGCAGCTGACGTTAAGTATCATGGTGAATTAGATAATCTGTTTGATCTAGAGGCTAGTAAAGAGAACGCTAATAAATATCGTCTACAGTTATTACAACTAGAGAAGTTAAACAATTTAGCGCAGACTGCTTTCCGATCTGGAACTACTGAATTGTTGCTTCAAAAACTAGACACCCTCAAACAAGCTACTCCTGAACAGGCCCAAGAACTTGGCTTTACAGATCCTAAGGAACTCACCTCTCAGCTTGATATATGGAAGCAACATATAACACAACTAGAGGCCAACTATCTACAGACAACAAATTCAATCCTAGGAGTTACAAATGATCCTGAGGAGTTGAAGCGGCTTAAAACATATGCTTCTTCTGTGGGTGGGCGTATCCTGGGCCTACAGCGTCTTTCTGAGGACTTACAAAAACAACTAAATCTAAGTGCTTCACTAGTAAGTGCCGATCGTGTTAGAGAGATACAAGACGCATTTAAAACCGATGATCTGGATATTCTATCTAGGTACATGACCAAGGATCATTTAGTGGAAAAGGAAGTAGCAAAATTAACTTCTCAAAAAAGGGACATTGATGCTGCGCTAGAAGATCTAGGCGAACTCTATACAAAGCTTATTACTCCAGGTAAAGGATTCAAAGCTTTTCAAGCTGCTATCCGGGCAAACAATTTTGATAGCCTGAAAACTAAAAGAGATGCAGCTAAGACACTTGTTCTTGATGAGGGAGCCGATGTTCGTACTGTGTCAAAGCATATTAATAAAAGGGCCACAGCTCTGAACCTGGAACAAAAGCTAAAGACTGCAAATAGTCATTTCTATGCTGATGCAATTAATGCTGTTGTAAGGTTGAATAAAAATCGTCCTGGTGATTTAAAAGATATTATAAGTTCTGTATCTGACATAGTTAAAGAAGTAGAAGCAAAAGATTTATTCCTATATCCTGATGAAGTTCAGACTCTAAAGGAACACGTAATAAATATAGAGTCTTCTTTGAAAGAAAAAGAAGCGGCTTTAGAAGCACAACTACCAGAAGGGATTCCATACGAAGTTTTAAGCGAGATGGACCCAGACGAAATTGGCGATGGACTCCTTGATCTTCTTGATGCTTTTGACCAGCTAAGAAGTGAACAGGCTGCTGCTGAGCCGCTTATTGCCGACACCAAGAAAACCCTTGCGCAAATCGAAAAGGCAGCTGGCTTTGAACCGCTAGATAGTGAAGAAGATAGCAGAAAACTTGCAGCTAAAGAATTAACCTTTGCAGCTAAAAGGATTTTAGAGGTAAGTGCTTTTAATGGCACTACCATTGCAGAGGACTACACAGCAATAGAGGCTGTGAATAAACAGCTAAGTTATTTAGAGAAGTTGGATAAAATTGATCTAACAGATCTAGGTGATATGGGGACGCAGATAAAACGCGAAACTGCTAATCTTATCCAGCAGTTGCGTCAGGTAAAACAACTTGTCGAAGCAAACTTGCGTAACCAAGATTTGAAGAATACTAAGGAGAATATGTTTTATGCCCAGAACATACTACCTTTTCAGGATGTGCTTGGTGAAGATAGCAAACAAGCGCTTGCAGAACTGTCTACAACAGATCCTGAGCTTGCCGCAATGGGTATTCAAGATCTCCTACGCCAGGAACCAGTCCTATTAAAACAGCTTATAGAAACTTATACAGAAAAAGCGCGTAATGCTATTAAGGGCATTGACCTTCTTTTCTCTCAAGGACTTGGCCCTAGACTAACGGATGAATCTCTAGAGAAAATATTAGCTTCCCCATCTAGGGGTTTCCTAGAAGTCTTTCGTATATTAGAAGCGAAGGAACGGCTAAACGCTGAGGCCGGGCAAAACATTAGCCCCCTTGTAGAATTTAATAAGAACTATGACGTTGTTACTTTTATTGCTAATCTTGCTAATTATAGCGCGGGGACTTCTTCGGAACAATTAAAATCATTACTAGAATTACAAGCCCAGTTAGCTACCTTGAAGTTAATCCAAGCCTCTACTGGTAATGGATTTAGTTCTGTTACTTTCCTAACCAGGCTGCGTAATTTCATTAAAGCTAATCCAACACTTCCTACACCGACTTCGGCTCAAATTAGAGTTGCATATGAATTAGCTGCTTTCGTTTCTAACAATAAAACAGATAGCAATCTATATACAGATGGAGCTGCCCTGCGTTCACCTGCAGGAGCTGGTAAGTCTTTGGTTGTATCTAAAATACTAAAGGCAGTTCTGGATTTAAAAAATACAGATATACATTCGGCGGCTCCTTATACATTAGCCGCGCAGAACATTGCAGAAAGTCTTGGTGACGAGACACGTGCTAATACAGTTGAAGCTTTAACTGCAATGTTAAATGCTGGGGATATAGGCGAAGCGCAGCTGCTGATAGTTGACGAAGCTGGTGGCTTATCTATTGAGGCGATTAGTAATTTCTCAAGAGCTGTAGCCAATTATAATAAGACCGCTAAGGTAAAAACGAAGTACGTATTACTATATGATCCAAACCAAGTTACTCCTGGTAATGTTGGTCGTCCAGCTCTAGATCTGGAGTTCTTTGCAGCAATGCAACAAACAGAAACGGATTATTATAGTGGAGATGCTAATGTAAAGGCTGAGTACGAATCAGGAACAAGGGCAGTAAAAAATCCAACCTCCCTTGCGTTTGTAGAGAAGCTTACGCAGATTACTTCTCTATCATCTACCTATAGGGCTGATATTTCAGAACTCATAGATCTACAGAATCTTTATAAGAGTAAAGAAGTAATCACTGAACACTTCACAGCGTCCTCCTCTTCTCCACAAGGATCATTAGAAAATATTCTAGGCACCTTTGCGGAAAAGAATAATACTATCATTGAGAAGTTTCGTCTATCACAAAGCAGTAATCCCGGAAGAACCCGAGTTATCCTTGTAGGTTCCGAGCAGAAGAAAGCTACTTATGAAAGTGCACTCCCAGGAGCCCTTGTACTTGTAGTTCCCGATGCGGCTGGTATTGTACGCGATGAAGTATATGTTGATATTTCTCCATCAGATCACGCTAACTTTAGTAACATTGAAGTTTATAATCAATGGGTGTACACAGCACTATCAAGAGCTAAACTTTATGCCCAGATTAGTGGCGTACAGCAGGTAGAGCATATCGTTGATCCACAGATAGTCCCTCAGCCAAAAAGCAAGGTTACACAGACCGAAGTACTAGCTAGTTTAGACAACAAGATTGCTACCCTAGAAAAACTTACCGATCAAGCTGAACCACCAATTATAACACCCAAACTAGAGAACAATGAAGAGGGTGTTGTAGAGGTTGGTTGGGAAGACGTCTTGCCTCCAATAGAGGTAGATGAACCAGTCGCACCATCAGCGCACCTAATGATGCACCCAACTAATAGCGCATTTACGCATATTCCAGAAGTGGATGGTATGGCGCCTATGAAAGCTGGAGATGAACTCATCGTGGCTGTAGACGAAAGTCCAAAGAAAGACGGATCGCCAGCTCGGCGTGTTGTCTTGATGCGCGAGGTCGAACCAAACTACTTTGAGCGTGTTGCTGTTATAGGTGACAAAGAAGAAGCTACTTTTCTTGCGCAGGTACGAATACCTTCAAGTAGCTTGCAGACCATGCAGGTGAAACCCACCGCTACGGATAATGTTTTTAAAGGATCTGTTAGGGGGCCTAAAGTTTGGGTACAACCTGGTAGTCGCCCAATCCTATATAGGTATGGTAACGAAACTACCGAGACCTTTTCTTCTAAGGATGGAGCACAAGCTGTTCTGCCAATACTAAGAAAGTATTTAAATGATCTATGGGGACCGAATGCTGATGAGAAGTTAGAGAACTATGAAGACATCCTTGCAAATCCAGAAAAGTATGTTTCTGTAGGCGTATTTAAAGGGCAGAAAGACTTGGAACGTTGGTTCCCAGATGCGCGTTCAACAAGAGAGGTGCCTAAGATTGGTCCTCCATATATGTTGATCCATGGATTAAGAACAACCACTGGACGAGTAGTAAAAACACAGTTCATAAATCTTACTCCAAATGTCTTAAATACTAAGACCACAAATATGGAGCCCATAGATAAGTTTATCAAGACGCTTGCCAGTTTTGAAAAAGCTCTAGCCGCTTCCAAACTTCCTGGTGGATACAAGGATTTAAGGGCTGGTTTAGCCGTAGAGGTTGCGGGCGAAAAGTACTACCCGTTTCATGAATTTATAACACACTTATCCAATACTCATAAAGCTTTAGTAGCTGGAGAAGCAGCGATGCTGACTTTAACTGACGCAAAGCATTTACAAGCCCTGTTTCCAAATGTAGATGGGAAAAAGATTCCAACTAAGTTATTAGAACTGGCTTCTGAATTAGACTTCTTAGTGCATGGAAATGTAGCTAAAGGAGAGCGCCGGGCTTATCGGGGTGAGGCCCAACTGTTAATGGATGAGATAGGTAGTCAAAACTTAATAGTGACTACGCCTAATGGTAAGAACTTAATCCTTCGGGATTATAAAGCTTATGAGGATGGCTCATTTGAAATGGTGGATTCCAAAGGTATTAGCCTATTAGGCCCCATCAAATTCACACGTAAAAAAGGATTAGCTTTTAATCCACTTATTAAAGAGCAACTCATCAATCGTTTGATGGTATATAGAGGCTCGCTGATAAAGAGAGCACGTGTTGGCACCTCGCGCTTTAATTTCGTAAATGATTTACTGGAGACGCCGGGAGATAAACACTTGTCCCCCATAACTCTAGAAGATCTAGAAGATCTATTTGTTCGTGGTAAAGACAAACAAGGAAACTACAGTAATATTTCAGAAGGTTTCGGGTTACGCACACCACTTCCTAGGAGTTTTGATGTGAGTAGAGAAACAGCGCTGTCTTCCCTTCCATTAGAATTACTAGGCTCCAATTTTATTGGCGCTGCTCCCACTGCACTTATAGTAGGATCGCCTCCTAATATAACAACAGAAACGGTTGAAGAGGTTGAACCTAGAAAAGTTTCTAGCTTATCTAAATTAAAAAGGGCTATTGAGCAAGGAAAAACTCTTGAAGAGCTTGAAGAGCTTGAAGAACTTGATGAAACTATTTCTGACGCTATATCAGAGTTTACAAGAGTAATGGCCGCTGACACTTTTGAAGAGGCGGTTGAGAAGTACAAAGCCAATCTTGCAGCTAGCAAACTATATGTAACTAGGAATGTAAGTTTGTTTAGAGCCCTAAAGAAAGTTGTGGGGCAGAGAACTTCTTCTTTAGAACGTATACGAGAAGATGTAGCTACATCACTGGATGTAAAGGACATAGGAAGATCCGCAGGTAATGTGGCGTCTCGGGATTTTATTAGAGCCACCATAATCAGTAGGATATTAAATGCTTCCTCAGAAGCTGATATATTTACGATAGCTGACTTTGCTCGCACCGATTACTACTCAGGAAAAGCTCTTGGTAAAGAAGATTTTGATGAAAGACTTTATGAACTAGTTAGTGATTTTGTAGTTGATGAATCATATACAAGACAAACCTTAAGAGACATTGTTAAGTATTATAATACATTAGCAACTGAGGCTGGATTAAAACAGCAAATCACTTACACAGAACTTGAAGATCTGTATGAAATCTTTGACCAACTTATTCCAATAACTACAGAGTTAAGAGCTTTAGCGCGTCAACAAGAAGCCCCAAAGACTACTATTACCGTGGCCGACGCAGAACGGTTAGCTATCCCATCTGAGTTCTCAGGATACTTAGAGACTTTAGTAAGCCTAGCTGATGCTCCCGCAGAGGACTTTGAAAATGCGTTACTTAGTAATGAGGCTTTCCAACAGAGAGTTATTGCTGAAAATGAAAGTGATCCTTTACAAGGAGCCATGACTTTGCTAAAACAAATTCACCTTGAAAGATCTAAAAGATTCTTAGGCGAAGAGTTGGGTAGAGAATTAGAAGATACAGATATTACTGATTATGTACAAAACTTTACAGGCCAAACACCTCTAGGCTTCTTTAAGCAATTATTAAAAGGTCGTCCTAATGAACTAACACAAATAGTGAAGTATGGTCAACTTGTTAATGCGCAAGGTCAGAGAGTGTGGGGTTTGTATAAAGATGGAGTAATGGCGTTTGCTCGTTTGGCAAGCGGCAAAGTTTCTTCTAGAGTTGTACGCCATGAATTATTCCATAAAATCTTTTGGGAATATTTAACTCCTGCAGAGCAGATACAAGTATTGAACTTAGCTAAAGAAACTTATGGTAATCTTTCTAATGAAGGTTTAGAAGAACGCTTGGCTGAAAGCTTTGAAGGTTTCGTACAAACGAAAAAGCCAACTATATTTGACATCATTTGGAATAAGCTGAAACGTTTGCTCGGATTCACTTATAATAATATAAAGTCTATTGAGCAATTCTTCAATCTAGTTGAGAACAAAGCTTTCTATTATCAGAAGCAAGATCCAACATCTGTTGAAAGAGCAGCCATTAATATAAGAAGTAAGTTTGACAACTTCACTGAATACAAAGCCTTAAAAACTTTTGTACTTACTGCTTTCTCTGATATTCAAGAATCCCGCCGTTCAGGAAGAATTCTAAGTTTCTCAGAAATACTAGAGGCTGTCGTGGATCGAATGAAAGATTTCCGCGATAACACTAGTAGGTTTAAGGGTAGTGAAGACTCTGTTACCTTGGAAGATAGAGCACTAGTTGCCACTATTGATAAGGTTCTGAAAGATGGGGCTCTATGGAAGAACATTGTAGAATACTACTTTGGGCAAACTCAAACAAGAGGTGCTGTATTAAAAGTACTATCTGAGAATAAGTTCCGAGAAATTCAACAAAAGGAAGAACGCTTAGATGACTTACGACTTGCTAATGATCCAGAGAATGATGAAGAGATCGAAGCTCTAGATAGCGAGCTTGAGGGTTTGCGGTCTGAGACTTTTGACTCTATGTTAATCGATCCTAGTTTAAAACTAACAGGTGTTGTAAAGCAGCGATTAATTGGAATAAAGTACTGGAAGAACGGTGAACTAGATTTCGCAGATCTAAATAGAAGCTACTCATTGCTTCTAGAACGTTTCTCATCCATACCTAGAAGTTCTCTTGCCGAAGCAATACAAGCTTTGAAAGCTAACTTCAAAGAGTTCCAAGGGTTTAAGGCTAGACCAAACATTAAACAAGCTACAGGCAAGTTCGTTTTAGACTTACTGAATCAAATTGAAATAGGTTTAAATACACCAAAGAGAGTTCAGTCTGTAACATTCCATAAAGATGCAACCTTCAAAGGATTATATGCTATATACTCAAAAGACGGATCATCCACAGAACAAGTGACTCTTAGGAATGTTGAACAGTTTCCTGATAGATATGCTGTAGAGCATCAACAAGGTTCTACGCACGACTTTGTGTTTGGACTTGCTACCAAAGCTAAGGTTAGTTACCAAGCGTTAAGTGACGGTTACTATCTGTTTGAAGATCTTGATTTCCTTAAAAGTGTTATTGCTAGTGTTTCTTCTCTTAGGAAGAACAGGCCCATTGCTTTTACTGAACGTTGGGATTTGGGTATATATAAAGTTTATAACTACCTTATTCAAACGGGTGGCGGTAAACGCACTCACGAAGCTAACGTGCGCTTTGCTTTTAATAAGCACGTAGCTAACTTGAACGCTGATGGAATTACTGAGTTAGTACCAACCAAGTTCTTAAATGATCTATATGCTACAAAAGCAGATACCATTGAAAAACAAAGGGCTGTACTTGTTGAATTCCTAAAGATCATCGGATTAAAGAAACGTATTACTGATGCTTCTCCGCTTAGTATTGAGAGAGCTTACGAACGTCTAACTCTGGTACTACCAAAACTACAAATGACTTTTGCATCCGATCAGGGAGAATACCAGACCTTAGAAGAATACAATTTGAGTAAAGGTGGAGAAGCGCTCCTAGCTGATGAAGGAAGCTTTGTAGATGATCTTACAGAACTGATAAACTCTCACTATACATTAGGAGATACACACTCCTATACACGAGGAGACGGCAAGAAAGCTTTCGGTTGGATAGACGCTTCTTATCAGACAGACCTGCTTGGGGCAATGGTAAATGCACTTGTACGTAAACCCTTTAAGAAGTTTAGTTCTTTCTCAGTAGCTAATGACAAGCTTACTACTAAAGATCCATTCCTACAGGATAACATATTCTTCAAAGGTGGTAATAAAATCCATTCCTTTAATGACCATGATTCTTGGAAGCAAAAAGGCAACGAACGCTTTGCTAAGTACCTTAGAAAAGAAAATCTAACTGACTTTAGAAAACGACATATTGTTGGTAATTTTATCTCAAGACTTGCAGTTAGCCGTTCTAAGTACTATCAGTCTCTTCCCATCCCGTCTAATAGGACTACTATTACTAATGTAGAAGTTGATCTATTAAAAGGAGAACAAGTTACTGCCGCTTTAAAGAACATTATAAGGGCCCAGAAGAATCGTCCTGATCCTAAGTTAGTTGATGACAATCCAACTTACGCTAAGAATCATAAACAATGGCGCTTCCCTGGTTTAGAAGGTTCAGTGGATAGCTTAACGGAAGCTGCGGCACTAAAGATGATTCAAGAACATGTCCAAACTAAGGTTCAAGAACTGTTACCAGCCTTTCTAAGCTCAGCAGAAAGAAAAGCACGAGTTAAAATTCCAGACAATAGCTTAGCTAAAACGGCTAGGGTTCTGGGCTTAAGAGCTTTCCCTGTTTGGTCAAAGAACATGACGGTAGATCAAATTGGTGCTTACCACACACAGCGTAATGAAATTATAGAAGGGGTTCTAAAAAGCTTCTATTACAACTTCATAATCAATCAGTATTCTTTGTCTCAAATAGTTTACGGGGATGAAACTTTCTACAAAAGCAAAGAGGATCAAACCAAACGTATCCAAATAGCAACAGCTACTGGGGATACAGTACTCGTAGATCCTACCCATGGAATACCAGGTGAATCTAATGTGCTGGTTGTGGATGATTTACAAAGAATTATACCTGATGATCTAGAGGACGCCATTGCTGCATCTATTGATGCTTCCTATGATGCCTCAGATGCCGAAGGTTATATGCTACCAGAGTTCTACGAAAGACTTGCCGCAGCCTACGGTGTTGACTCGTTAACCGACGTAGTGTTAAAGCCAGTTTATTACTCCATAGAAAATGGAGTTCCTAGAGCCCTAAAGTATTCAGTGAAGGTTCTAACAGACGAACTAGTAGAGAAATTTCCTCACCTTGCTTCTTATAGACAAGCCATGCGGGACGCAAAAGCCGATCAAATGGTATTTGCTTCTGGCGTGAAAATAGGTGGGCCTTCTAAAGCCGCTAAGCTTTTGGAGTCGGGTGAAATTGATACCACTACTATATCGGATGCGGCTCTTGTAAGCATAAACAATAACAATCTCCGCTTCCAATTAAACCCGGCTAGTGATATTGAAACATCTGTGAGTAATCCATCGCAAGGTACAGCCATGCAAAATACAAATGGACAAAACAGTAATGAGATATTTGATCTACACCAAGCTAGTGCGTTAATTATAGACAATGGTGTTAGGCAGGTAGCTAGGGATATGCGGTTGACTCCAAAGGGTGGACTTACGCAGAACTCTGAGACTATGATTAGAAATAAACTCCAAGACAACTTGGAGGGCTTACCAGGAGGTCGAGATGTTTATGAACTACTCAAAGCTCGTAATGGGCAAGACAGAGTTTCATTTAATCTACCTCTGATAGCTGATCGTGTTGTTTCTAGTTTAAGCTCGATGATAACTTCGGCTACTACAGGATTTAGATTCAAAGGTTCCAAGTTAGTTTTACAAGCTGACCTAGGAAAACAAGAAGTTACAAATCCTGATGGGACAACCGAATTTAGGAACTTAAAATGGAGAGACGAAGAAGGTTACTGCGAAGTTTTACTACCCGAAGAATACAAAGACTACATGACTGTTGGTGATAAGGTGGGCATCTCAAAAGGATTAGTTGGGTTCCGTATTCCAACTACAAACTATCACTCACTCCTACCAATGAAAGTTGTAGGCTTCTATCCTTCACCAGAAGGAGCTGCGGGTAATGTTATAATAGCTCCATCATTGATAGTTTACTATCATGGTTCTGACTATGATCTTGACTCTTTATTTGTAATACGTAAAGAAACAAACAGAGATCCACAAACTTTGGATTTAAATCCTATGTTGAAGGAAATCAATCCGGCACATAAACAAGACGATGCTCTTGTTGTGAACCCAGGAGATGTTTACGGTTATAGCAATGGTGAACCAGTGCTGGTGAATGGAAGTAAGTTACGAGATTATTTAACCCAGCATATTGTGTTGTTAACTCAGCAGATTGCCACGGTCTCGTCCCAGATTCCAGAAGCCTCTTATGCTGAACGTAGTTTATTGAATAAACAATTGTCAGCTATGAATGATACGCTAAGGAAACTAACGACTATAACAGAAGTAGTTGCTAAAAACGATATAGTTCATAACTTTGCATCTAACCTATTAGAGCGCAAGAACAGAGCTGACCTTCTCACACCTATTTCTTTTGACGATATACTACGTGTAAAATCTGACGTTGAAGCCGAGTTAGCAACGCTTTTAACTCCAGAAAATCTAAACTTTTATCAACGGCTAGCTGCTAGTGGATTAATTCAAATAAAATGCTAAATTGTAAAATAACTTTTCTAGATAAAGAAATGAGTTTCGAGGAGTTTAATACTTTTGTAAGCGAAAACGGATTGGGTGCCTTGCTTGAGGGTGAGGCACCTACCGAATTAGCTACAAAACTTATTGAACGCTTTGATGCACGTGCTAAGGAAGAATCACTGTCAGAACTGTGGGCTCAACTTGAACTTAAAAAACAAGGCAAAGAACTAGCTGCTCCTTTGACAAAGAAAGAGATTGATGTGGTGCTTAATCCAGCTGGGCAATTAACTGACTACAGTACACAGGAAACTATACGCTACAACACTTACTCAGGGATTGCACTAACAGGTATTTCAGCTAACTTTGGTAAGATGCTCGCCTACCTCTTTGAACTAACTCCAATAAGTAGTTTAATCAATCCTGCTGGAGAGGTAATGACTGTGGGTAGTGCAGAGTATGAAGAAGCTCTCCGTGCCTATCAAGTTAATTCTCCAGAAGGTCTTGTGCAAAAAGGAGGCTTTCGTATTAATGAGCGTGAGCCTGTAAGATTAAAAGAGGAGCAACACATAAAGATTAACAACGTAAAAGCAACAGGCTTCTCAAGGTTCGATTCTAACCTTAAGAATGTTTTTGAGACCGTCGACACCATCATTAACTTAGCTATTGACAACGTTAAGATGCAGAAGCTGCACTTACTTGGAATAACAAACGCTAATGCTAATGCCTTCTTAGCGCTACTAGGTATGGGATTCTCATTAAACAATGTGTCTAGAGTATTTAAGACTCCTATAATGGAGAGCTTAAACGAAGGTGGTAGATGGACTCCCGAGAAAATTAAAGCTATAGCCCAACTTCAACTAGATGAGCTGTACGCTTTAGAAGATTACGAGAGCGCTATTAGAAAGTTGGTTCCTCAAGAAACTGACCAAATCATAAAGCGTCTACGCAAGAATAAAGGTCTAGAAGCCTTTGCTACTGCGGGTATAAATACTAAAGTTCTTGACGCTATATACACAGGCACAGCAACAAAAGAACAGACTCTAGTGTCTAATCTGATTGTGCTTGCTAATATGGAGAAGTTAATTCCTCTAGGAGAAGAGTTATTCTCTCAATCTCAAATCTATAGTGTACTCATGGGGCTGCCAAACAAACGCTGGAAAGTAGATTCTGTTATCGAAAAGATAGAACGCTACTCTCAGTTTGCTGACACGCCTAACAAGAGTTCAGAACTAAAGCAGGTTTTAAGAACTGTCCTAGAAGAAGCCTTTAGAGAATCTGAGGACTATAAAGCATTAGCCGAGAAGTCTGTAGATGAAGCAGAAGAACTGATGAAGCAACAGATCAAGGAGTATGAGAAGAAACCAGAACTTTCTAATTACTACTATAATCAGATAAGGTCCGCTTTTGTAAATAAGGTTCTCCGTAGATCAATCTCCAGAAAGATAAAGCCTACGAATAGTTCTGTGTTTGAGAATGCAACACCTCTTCGTCTTCCACACGTACTATCGGCTTATAGAGCTCTCCTACTATTTAAACGGATCTTGGAGAATAGCTTTTTCATTTATAATCCTAGCGTACAGAACTTTGTAAAACGTTTGATTACAGATGCTAATATCTTCTCAGCATTTGACCAGTTAGAGAAAGTAGATGAGGTGTCTAAAGAATTAATAAAGTTCTTGAGCGCCGATTTAACATTCGAGCTCAATGGTGCTGAGTTTACCACATCCGTACCAAAGGACGCGCGCTATGTAACTGCCGACAAAATATATTACGGGAAGGACGCTTGGAAACAAGAGTTCCTAAATGTATTTATGAAAGCTATGGCAACAGACACAGAGAACGAATTCCTAAATGCCATAGAGCCCTCTCTAGATGCTAATGGTCTTACATCTTTAAAGATGGTTGGAGATAAGGTAAGCGACGAAGAATTACTTGAACAAATCAGGGAAGACTTTTTGAAGCTTTCTGTTTCCTCTACTATTATTCCAGAAGTTGGACGTTCTTGGGCAAGCCTCATGCAGGACCTGTTTAAGTACTCACTGATTAATGATGGTATGTACTATGAACGTACTGGCATGGCGCTAGTATTCCCACCCGAATGGGCAATAGCATACTCTACAGCACAGGACGCCAGACTAGAGGCGGTTATACCAAAAGACGATCCAAAGAGTGGTGTGCATCTATTCTTATTGAAGGACGCGTTTACTTTTCAACTATTACGCTCTAGGCCTGACTTCGTTCGTCGTAAACAAACCGCTCCCCTGGTACAAAGCACGATGAAGGTGTCATGGGGCACACAGAAAATATATCATGGAGTAGATGTACTTAATGATAAGAAATTCTACTTCGATTTAAAGTTCGCTGAAAGTTACACTGAAACAGCCCCAAGGTTCATTAGACTTTACAATGAGGAGGTTTACATGCTAAAGAAAACTCCAGGTAGCACGCACACCTACTATGTAAAACTGACTGATAAAGGCGGGACACCCCACTACAAGTTTGCTCTAGAAGAATTAGATAACACACTAAGTCTAGATGTCTTAGAAAACTTTGATGGAAGAATTGTGAATGTTTCTAATCTACGCAATAATACTCTAGTTGAGAAGCTAGATGGTTATATATTAGAGGAAGGAGATAAGATCGCAACCTTTAATCGGCAGGATGCTTCTGGAGAAGAGTTGCGTGTATATACAGTGCAAACTGTAGCCCCAGTCAATAAAGGAGCTACTGAAAGAAAATACAACCTAAAGTATTCACATAGCATCCCTCTATCGAATCTAACACAGGCACCAGCCATAAAGAAATTTGTAGGCTCATTCACAAGTGCACGAACAGGTGCGACTATTGTTGTAGATGTGATAAAGAATGTTCGTGAGCAAGCTTTGAAAACAGGAGCTGTCTTACTTACCAAGGAGGATCTACCGGAAGCAGTTGTTCTGCCTCTAGCAGACATAACTCCAGATATGGATTCTGCCGAAGTAACAAAACGTATCGATCTATCTGTAAAACTACTAAACTCTTTAGACCTGAGTAAAAATGTATATGTGGACTCAAGTATATTAGAATCCCTTACTCCATTCCCAGCAGCCAGACGAGCTTTGGCAAAGGTATTACATGCAAAGACTGGATTCTCAGATAGGTTCTTACCAAAGACTATTCAAGAAGATGGCCGCTTTGAAGAAGCACAAAAGCGTGTAGAGCTAGATATTCCAAGAGCCATTGGAAATATCGATATTGTTTATGATGAGCTTTTTGCAGAACATCAAGTGCCAGCTAGGCGCGAGTTTAGCGATGTGAAAGCTGGGGACATTATATACGTAAAAGAAGATACTTATATGTACGTGCTACGTGCTATTGGAGATACACTGTATTGCCAATCCTTTCCTTCTAAAGTCTTCAATGCTATTGAAACACGCTCACTCACTATTCCAGAATTCACCACAATCTTCACTAAAATAATGAACTGCTAATGATTTGTCCTAATAAAAAAAGCCCAGAGTGGCAAAAGCTAGTCCAAGACTTTGGTGAGGATTTGGCCCTTGTAAAGTTTAATGAGCAAGCTATAGCAGCTAATTCTGATCCTGTACTGGAAAAGATAGCTGCTTTAGTAGGTGAAGATCCCAATTATTATAAAACTAAGTATGCAGATTTTCTAGGAACGTCGCTAGACTATTCTAGTATGATAGATAAGTTTAGAACTCGTTTCAATGGTTTAGATCCTAAACTCTCTGGAGATATAGTGGAAACAAGTCAGGGGACGATGACTCTGTTCCCAGCTTCAAACATAGAGACTCTTTCGCAACGAGTAGAGTTTCCATCTATCCGCGATGAATTTGAAACTGTATTAAAGCGATTGGAATCTAGATTTGGTTTTGGCTTCACTATAGTCAATGATCCAAAGCTTAAATTTAAAGGGAAGTACACAGGAGATTCCCAAACACCTGTTACTGTAAATCTAGCGTACGCTACAAAAGACACACCATTCCATGAATACTATCACCCGTTTGTTCACGCCCTCAGGATAGAAAAGCCACAAACTTTTCAACTTCTATTAAAGAGCGCTGTAAAGCGAGGTGAGACTCCTAACAATGCTGAGGAAGCAGTTACTTCTTATTTAGGAAAGTTAGCGACTAAGAATCCAGCTTCCCTCTATCTTGGGTACTTCCTTCAATATGTTCGAGATCTCTTAGGATTAAGTAATAATCTAACAGCCTACTCTACAATATTGGAACTCTCTAGATCTAATGTAAGTGTTAGTAAAGAGGGGCGAAAGCTTTCAGAAGCCTTTCAGAAGGTAGATGATGTTTATGACATGCTTGCTAATAAGTTTGCAAAACAGAAGAAAGAGTTTCGCGATTACGTGGGGGAGTTAATGGGGGCTAATACAAAATATACAACCTCTGATACCTCTTCATTTTATCAAGACACGGCTGGAAATGATATAGCAAAACGTCTGACTGCCTTCATTGGCGATAAGGTCTATGGTGAGTTTTCACGCAAAGCCCAGCGCTTTAGTGACACACCAGCAGAAGGCGCAGCTAAGCGTTTCTTTAAGCAGCGTGGAAAGAATGTTGATAAGCTCGATGTTAAAGACATTACAGAGACTATAACATACGGAGATCAAACTCTTACCTTTGCAGAAGTTACAAAGGCATTTGAAGAACGTATGAATGCTGGTAGGGTCTTAGGTAAATTCATCCACTCCTATATTTACTATAGGTTAGAAACTTCTCCAACAGAAAAGGAGAAAATAAAACAACAAGGATTAGTTTACGCTAAGGAATTAGGAGAGCCTTTTATTTCTTTTGATAATCACCCAAGACTAGCTGGTCTTTCTAATAATTTTCAATCGCTCCTTGATAAAGCTGGTGTAATTATAGACACAACTGGCACCCAAGGGATTCCAAAGAGTAAGCAAGACAAGGCTGCTCCTGAGATTAGTTTAGTATCTGATCTCCTAGTAGATGGAGAAGGCAATAAGCTAGGGACTACAGCAGACGGTTTGTTTCAGCACTATAATGGTGAAGTGACACTACTAGACTGGAAAACTGGTAATCTGACTAGCGATAAGAGTAGCCCATATTTAATGGACTTTGGAGATAAGTATGGTATCAATGACTCAAAACTTTCAAAGGGTTATCTAGAGCTGGCTTACCGTGCTATAATGTTAAAGGAGAAATTTCCTGAGATGAAGTTTCGCTCTATTAAATTAGTAAAGATCGATCATCAGGGAAAGGCTACTCCAATGGAACTGGACTTACAGCCATACCTATATACTATAGCAGATTACTATAAAGCAAAGCATCCACAAGTCTACGAACAACTCCAAGCCAAGGGTTTATTTGCTGCCTCTAATTATAAAGGAACAGCTGAATCGCTAGTAAGCTTTGAAGATAAGATGGGTCACCTAACCCTAAAAGAGAAACATCTTTATCTACAGAATCAACTAGCTATGTTGTATGCTGGTAAAACGAAGAGTGAGATCCAGAACGATCCGCACATTCGCCCACTAGCTAAACAATATAGTGACGCATTACTAGAACTTGAAAAAGACCCAGCAACAGATCTTGCTAGCAACACTGAGGATCTGTCATCACTGTGGAAATTTAAGAACTTTTCCGATATTGCTAATCCTAAAGTTCAGACACTCCATAAAATCATAATGGATGCAAAGAGAAACGTTCAATCTTTTCTAAATACAACAGAGAAAGAACACGACGCTCTGTATAAAGCAGCCCTCTCCCCAGAGAATAAGAGTATTTGGAAGACTGTTGTAAATGCAGGGGCTACTATTGCCAACGTTTATGGGATTGCTACTTTCTCACCTTTATGGTTCGTTGGTAGTATAGTTGCACACAGAATACTTTCTAGAAATGTACATGAAACTACACAGAAACACTTCAAGTTTATGTGGCGCGAGTCTTCTGATATTGGAAGACCTGGGCACTATTTAAACTTAAGGGATACATATTTAGAGAACGGTGTTGAAATACCACTTACGAACGCTCAGAAAGAATATCGTAGCTTTGTTTACTCCACCATGCAGAAAGAGTATAATAAGTTTGCAAGTGCTGTCGTAGGCTACAAGTTTAACGATCCTTCTGTTCCTCTTCTTAGGTATGAGAAGCTAGGCATTCCTCCAACTCTTCCAGAAGACTTTCTTCCTAGGGTTCCTAAACCCGTAGCGGAAATAAGAGAAGAAGAAAACTTTGCTAGTAATGTTTTCGGATTAAAGACTGTAGTTGGCGCTAATCTAAAGAGAAGCCTTACTAATTTCTTAGAGGATAATTATGTAACAGAAGACTCTGGTATCCCCCTTAGATATTTCAAACACAGCGGTTCAGATGTAGTGACAGAAGCTAACCATAGCTGGAATGTAGAAACCGCCTTTAAGTTCTTTATGACTTCCTTAAAGACCAAGGAACAACTAGACCCCGTTTACGATGTGGCTTTAGGCGTTTACAATGGTCTACAAGAAGAAAAGAATGAGGTTGGAGAACAGCGCTACGGCAAACTTGTGCAGTGGTTAGATAATCAAATCACTCTGCAGGTTACCGGTAAACAAGATAGTGATAGTCTCACAGCTAAGAAGATAACTCTGAAAGCCAATAAACTCACAGAAAAACTTACGGACATCCCCGAAGGGACGCCCATTGTGGTCTCACAAGACCGACTACTTAGATTTATAAAGAGTAGTGTAACTTATTCTGTAATGTCTTTTAAAGTGTGGTCGCCTGTAAGAAATGCTCTTATGATCGCTGCAGCCAATTCCACACAGGCTACTAGAGGTTGGGTAAATTCAGCCCTCTCCTATATTATAGGCGTTCCTCCTGAATCTTTTGAAACTATCAATTTGGATGGCGGGCGTGTAGCTGTTAGGGATTACATGAAAGCTAAGATGTTTGGTAAAGAAGACGAGTCTAAACTATGGAACATAGCTAAGAATCTAGACTGGCTACCAGATAACTACCCATATGCGGTGAATAACGATCGCTTGTTATCGCAGAGTATAAAGTTATCCGCTACATCCAATGCCTTCTTGTTCTATCAAATAGGTGAGAACCTAGGTGCCCTCTGGCAGTTGGCCGGTCTTATGAAATCTATAAAGATAAAAGACGCGACTGGTAAAGAAACTACCCTATGGGATGCCTATGATAATAAAGGAAACTGGACTGTAGGGGAACGCGGTGTAACACAATTAGCTGATGGCTCTTTTGTTCCACTAAAGGAGTTAACTGCTCTTGAGATAAAATCCCTAAAGCGCGCTTATGAGAAGCTGAATGGTTCTTATAGGACAGAAGAGAAGACTGCAATGGAAGTTAGTGTGCTTGGTGATTTCATCATGCAGTTCCATAAATACTTTTACCAGTATTTAAAGGTTCTATTTGCTTCTCCCTATAAAGATATTACAGTAGGTAAATACGTACTAAAGGGTGAACGTCCTGATGGGATGCCCGTATATCAGTGGCACTCAGAAGTTATGGAAGGCCAATTAAGAGTCCTCACTAGCTCCATATTTGCAGCGATGTCTGGTAAGGGTAAACAATATCTAACAGAGGAAAATCTGGGCGAGAATACTCTAAAGGGTCACCGTGCAAGAGCTCTAGCTGGACTTACTAATACCTTCCTTTGGTTCTTACTGTTATCAGCTATATTCCATCTTAGCCTAGATGACGACGAAGAGAAGTCATACGTCGGGCGCTCCATAGAAAGAACCATCATGGACTTAACTCGTGGTGCTAACCCTGCTGACTTATGGGATACTGCTATGAAACCAATTGTAGCTCTTGATAAAATGGGTAAAACAGCCCTTGCATTCTTTGATTTACTAACAGAGGGTGTAACAGGTGAAACCGATCAACAAGGTTGGCCAAAAGGATTGAAAACTGTTGGCCGTGCTATTCCTGGTTTAGCCGGCTCCATGCAGATAGGAGATTTACTTTCTAATGATTCAGAAAGCAGTGAACATTTATTCGGAATATTTCCAGTAAGACCGTAATCGCAGAAAAATTTAGGCCCCTTCCCACCATGACGGTGAGGAGGGGCTTTCAATTTAAACAAAGGCGGTGGGGATTAATGGTCAACCGTTTTGTAGTTCAACATTTCCATAACATCAAGAAGCCTGTTGAAGGCCTCTAAATCGCCCTGATTGCTTTGGTGCTGCACATGTTCTGACCAATCCAAACTAAGACCAAAGGTGTCTTTTGTTACAGGATCTACGCAAAATACGGTTTCCCAACGCATGTCGAAGTAACCAGCGTGCGCCCGCAGGTATTGAACGTACATTTCATCGGCAGTGTTTCGCTCAAGCCAATCCAGCTTACAGTTAGGTTGAGCTTTAAGCGCATCAAAGATAGGCTGATAATCACGGTCTTTATTCATGTCCATGATCCCTATGTAAATGGGCTCTTCTCTTGTGGTGTCCTTTAAAATGTAAAGGCGATTCCATTTGGCAGGGATGCTGTCCGGCAATGGCTCTAATTCCAACTTGGCATTGGCTAGTTGTTTACCATGTTCAACACCAACAACCAGAGCCATAGAGGTTAGCAGCAAACAGAGTGCGATACAGAGTGCAGGAGCCCATGGACGGGTGCGAACGTAATCCAATATTTGTTGTTGAAGCATTACAGAGTATTTAAAAGATGAACTTGATCGGGCATTGGAATCATCATTACAACTAGTAAACGGGTCTTTCCACCAGGGCCTTTGCAGCCACTTTCGTAACTACTCCCAATGTACCAGTTGATTCCCCGGAAACTAAAGATATTATCTCGTAAACGTTCGTCGGCTTTAAATTTTATAAAGCTGTCCCTATCGCAGTATTCAGCAAGCCAGACTGAATGTTTTGGGGCTTTGTCTGGTGGGTACCGGTAGATAAGGCGAACCTTGTGTACAATTTCCCGCTCATCGGGTTCGGACGGTTCGTCGGGTTCAGGAAGTACCGTTGGAGATGTCTTCTTACGCTTTGAGCGTCGCCAGGCAAGCCGCCAAAGTACTGCAATCAATTCGTAGTGTGCCCCAATGAAGGTAAATGCCCAGAGAGTATCAATCCAGCCGGGGTCATTGATTCCCTGTCTGGGATTAGCCGCGAAGGCGTGTAGGCAAAAGAAAGCAAATTCGTATGGGTTCATCTTGGAAATTCTAAGTTTAGGAGTTTACTTTTCCGGCTATGCAAGTCCGCTTCTTCGGTTTGAATAGCGGTGAGAATTTCTTTGCGCGCTGTCACAAGTTGTTCAGGTGTGAAGGAATCGACAAATAAGGTCCAGATTGCCCTTTTCAGGCCCCCTTCAATCTTTGCTTCCAGCATCGCCCTGCAAAATAATGCTTGGGCATGGGCGCGCACATCAATTTCCTCAGCTGGTCCTTCGGTGTCTATATGTTGGGTGGGTTCATCCAAACCGGGGACAAAAGGGAACAAATCCACATCGATACGCTTCTCATAAGGCCCTACCTCTCGGCGAATCACAGCCCGCATTACTACCCAAACAACCCCCATACTGTCAACAATTCTGGACCCGACAGCCTTGCCGGCACTGATGTCTGCAGCCCACTCATCATAAGCTGCTTTGCCGTATAAATCGGGTAGTTCGTTGCGTTGCGCCGGGTGGTCAGTGGGGAGCACCTTGAAAAAATAGACATTGTATGAATTGGCATCTATATCAGCAGGGCGCTTTGAAGGTTCCACTGGCACGAGCTCAATACGGATTGTATGGATTACTAAATCCGTATCGCCAAAAGTCTCAGTGTGTGAGCGGGGTGTAATCTTCTTTATGAACCACTTAGCTCCATTTTCATCTGTAGCTTTGTAAGTTTCTGGAAGTTCATTAAATGTACCTGCTGCGTCGAAAGCTTCCTTGCCGTATTTAGTTTGCGGGGGCGCTACTGTGGGGTCTAAACTAATATACTCCACTTGATAACGCACTTCGACTCGGCCGGCCGCCTCAATCACTTCGGATTCCTTCTCTTCAACTGGCTCTTCTTGAATTTGCTCTTCCAGGATTCCCTCTATAATAGAAGTTCCGGGGGCGGATGTTAGAAAATTAGGTGGTAAATCGACAACTTTTTTCATTGTTTGAGTTTTAGATGAAATAAAAATCTCCCCCACCGCACTTTTGCAGCGAGGGAGCCTATCACACTTCAAATCTTAGGGGGGCTAAATCGTCCATACCGGATAAAGTATCGCAACTCTTTCATGAAATAGAATTCCACAATGAGTATGAGTACCAGTATGAAGTAGATCGAGGGATTCATCCCCCCGTAGAGCATGTAAAACATCCCCCCTAAGATTGCTAGATTGAATATTACGAAGTAAATCAGTCGACTCTTCATATTTTTCGATTGTGACAACTGAAACACGCCGCGAGATGTGCTGGATTTCCAACAGCACTTTTTCATTACACAGGATTTGATGTAAGAGAAAAGCTTCTTCACGGAGTACAAGTTCAGTCATTGAATGATTCAAGTGTTTCAAAAAGTGCGCTGTGTATTTGGGGTAATCCTTTTTCTTCCCCAAACGTAAATTTGTCAATAGATCTCTAAATAAGTTCATGCTTAGATTGATATTCTTTTTCCCAAATCGAGATGTAATCCATGGTGTATTCTTCCCAAAAGGCATCCAACCTGTCAAAGGCCACCTCAAACTGCCCTTCACTAAGAAGGACTCGAACGAGGTATCCTTGTAGAACATGTTTGAAAACCAAAATGTTTGACGCTTCTGGGTTACGTTTTCTCCAGGCCATGAAAAGGCCTTTAGCGTAGTCTACTTGTTTTTGTAGCTGCTCACTTACTGACTTAGCAGGGGCAGCTATGTTCCAGTTTAAAATTGTAGATGAGTTTTCCATAAATTAAAATGTTCGGTGGCCCCAGACTTTACTAGAGCCACCGATTTACCTGCTAACAGATGATTGACTAAGGATTAATTAGAAATTTCGTTGGGGTGCCGCCCACAAAGACCTTGTTGGGTGAGTTGGCAAGAGCCATCCAGGCATTGTACGAATAGTCAAGTTCCAACTTCCGCAGGAATTGTGGTGAATAGGCTTGACTTTCAAGATCAATTTTCACTTTTCTCAGTTCCATCAACTTAATCTCCGCCTTTTCGTTTTCAACCGAGGCTAGGGTCTTTTTCGTCTTCTCTTGTTCATTCAATCTCCCATTGATAGCCTGCTGCAGAGTTGGGTCGACACTGATTTCCACAGAAAATTGCTTCAACCATACGCCATAGACCGAAACTAATTTCTGCCCTAAGTCAACCTCCATCATTGTGTAGTATCTTCCTCGGTTTCCCAATAATGAATCAGACACTGTGTTTTGCACAACTTGGCGGCAGGCCGCAATGGTCTCTTTGAAGATTGTCTGCGCAATCGCTTCTTGAAATGCGGGACCATCGCGATAAGCAGTAAATTGAGAGGCGTACTTTCGGCACGCCTCGTCACTCTTGATAAGAGCGCAAAGAACGCTTGGGTCGACAAACACGCCAACCCCATCCTTACAGTACATTTGTATCGGGTCAATTTGGACTGGAAAGTTAGTACCGGGGTATTCAAGGGTCCAAGTCGAGTAAGACCAGTCAACAGGGAATTTCCCCAGTATTAGCTGGTAATCATCGACTGTCTTTCCATAGTTCTTAACCCAAACCCCGATCTTGTCGGAAGCTACAAAGTCACAGCTGGTCGTGAACAGCACTAATAGGATTGGTGTGGCTTTTAACCACCTTGCCAAACGCTTTCGGAAGTAAACAACCACTCCCAGGATTGCCAAAAGCCCCAAGTATGGGAGGTAGGCAGCTGGGCCAGAGAGTTGTGGATCAGTGGCGCATCGTTGAAACGTGACGACTGTGAAGAATCCTGCAAGGAGTAATAGGAAAGCTTTAAAAAGATTCATGTGTGTGTAAATTTATGGTGAACAGGTAAAATTTAAAATAAAAAACCCCCAACCCGGAGCGATCCAGGAAGGGGGCTTTCTTTTTGTAGCGCTTTCTAACTGCCAAAGTACGTTGACTTCTTTTTACATTCTAAATCCAGAGGTGGCATGAGACTAATGAGGTCTTAAGGTTCTGGCTTAGTTTTGGGCAGTTTCCGATGCAGCAAGTAGAGTTGAACACAGGCGGACAATAGGTCCTCCGCTTTTAACGTTTCGGGATTTCATGTGTTCAATTCTTGTTGTAGCTTTTCAAGGCTGTCAACCTTGCTAATGCGCGATTGCGCTTTTGGGTTTTTTGTTGTCTCGTAATGTACATAAGCCTCGGTTAGGAATCTTCCGAATGAGGGGTTAGAACGAGCAATTGCCCGGCGAATAAATTCGCGTTTCCCCGCTTTTTCTTCCTCAATAACTATGAGGTCTTTTTCCTCTAAACCTAAGGCTAGCAAAGCCTCTTCCCTTCGAGTGTGGGTTTGGCTAATTTGCGCAATGCGCTCAGGATCCAGTATTCGATTTAAGAACTTTAACTTTTCAACTCCAGCGTTAAGCAAGTTCGCCATCGTCCCCTGAATTTGGTTTAACATATCCATACTGTTCATTTTTTGCCTGTGGCTTTGAATAGACCTCTGCGTTTTCCGGTATTACGACGCCTCGCGCGTCCCAATAGTTTCGCCATTGTTCACCCTTATCGAACACCAACCGGTTTCCATAAAGTGGGTGGCTAGGATCGTTTGGAAAATACTTGTCCACGACCTGTCTGTCTGCTTCTGAGTACTTGCCCGCCAAAACTTTGGCAGTGTAAGACTTTTTAACCTCCTGCGGTAGTCTGAATACAAAGATACGTTTCCCCTTCTGCGGGTCGTACATCTCTACAAAAGTCGAGCGCTTTTGAAAGTATTCAATCAAGCTCTCTGGCAGATTACTGTTATATTCCAGAAGAACGAAATCTCCTGCTGTTCAGTTGCGGTATTCCTCCCTGTGTACGTCCCCCGAATAAGTGTCTAAATAGTAGGCCGGATCGTATATATTTAGCGGCGCTTCCTTCTTTAGTTCAAGGAGCGGGGAGAGAAATAATGCGCTAATTGTGTGTTTCATTGTATTTAAAAACGTCCAATGTAATTTTACCTAAATTTTGAAAGACTTCTTTGGGATAGGTTCATTGGTCTGTGGACTCGTGCCACAAGTAATCATCAAGGAGCTGATAAATGCCCTTGTAGTATTTATTATTAACTACACCTCCCTCAAACCCGCAATTACGCTCTTTCTGGGTAGTGGTGTAGATTATTGCCGGATTTGTAGATGAGGTCTTGGTTTCAACTACTATAAAAGTGAAGTCTTTAACCCTGTACCCCTGGTCTATGTATGCGAACACAGGACTGTTTGGTGTCCTAATTGCATAATCATACAAGGCAGCCTGTGTGTAGTACCCGTAGTCCACATAACTTTGTGGAAAGTCGAATACTGACTTGCCTATAGTTTTTAAATCAAATGGCTCAATAGTTTCGTCTTTATGATTTATACGAATCCCATCGAGAAGCGCCTTGAATTCCTGCCCCTCTAGTTCAAAGTAAATAGGAACTTGGTGCATCAACTCTTCAAAGCTATGCTCACAAGTGAAGTATGGTTTTGTAAATGGGGAAATGTTAATAAGCTCAACTGCTTTCAATACGGACTCATATTCATCTCTAGAGAGAACAGTTATCCCATGAAGATCTTGCTGGCTGTAATAGTACTCAACTGCATCTGGAGTATTTCAAAAACGATTCACAACCCAATCCAGTGACATCTTATATCCTGAGAGCCAATAGGCCCCTTCAAAATCCTCACTTGGGCTTTCTTTCGTAATACCTTTTGGTAATCCTTCAACAAAACTTCCCATGAAGCCGTAAGGTTTATTTACCGTTAAGACTCTAAATTTTTTAATCCAGGCTTTTGGGTCAGTTAGTAAACAGTCAACTGCTGAGCCTATTTTTAAAGATGTTGAATTCTTCTCATATAATTCAGGGAAATCTCGCCTAAGCTTTGCTGCTCTTGGATTTTGTATGCTTTTTAGCAGGCTGTTTGAAATTCTTCGCGAGCTGTAGTATTGCTCTATAGGATCCGGCATCTCGTTTTCCATTAGTTCATAATTTTAGTAATTCTATACATTCATCTACTTGTTTCATATTGCCTGGCATTAGCAATAACATTTTCTTACTCTTGACTTTGTGTTTAAATAGCTTTCAACGTAAATCAAAGTCTGGGCGTCTCAATCCTTTTGTTTCTATCACCCAGTCTACCCCCATAAAGTCCGGTTTATATTCGATGTTTTCAAAGTTTGGGGATCTAGCAGATAAGCCTCTCTTCCCTTTTTCTATAATGAGCCCGTTATACAAAAACGCTGGTAACAGCTCGACTACTCTTTCGTAATCAAACTGTATACCAGCGGACCGTAACTTAACTCAGGCGTAATTCTCTAGTGGATTTCTACCTTTTGGTTCTTCTTGCATTTTGCAGTGGATTATTTTTTCTTGCTTGGGCCTTCATCAGATGGTCAATGTAAGACCGCAAAGCGACACAATCTTGGCGTCGCAGTGATGTTTCAACATCGATTACCAGCATCGTCTCTTCGCACAGAGCAATTGTGACGTGGGCATAATCGAGGTTCAACTCATCGACTACATTACGGGCCAATTCCAGGGCTTCGGCACGCCGGTCTGCCCCCAGGGACGATGGAAGAGTCTGGGATAGAATCCCATTGTTTGTGGTAGTGGTGCCCAAGTTGAGGTTAGTGCCTCGGGCGTTTGGGATTGTTGAAACAACTGCAGACTGGTATCCCTTGGGTAAATTAAAGAAGGCACCGCCAGGTGACATCCCAGTTCCCAGCAACTGCAACAGCTCGGCCAAGTCTTCAATAGTCGTCATCTTGTTCTTGCAAGTGAACAATGTTTCAAGGTCTGGGTCAGACAGTGGAAACTTCTCTTGCAGCACGTCAATGGCGAACACTCCTTTTTCTTCAAAAAGTTCGGCGGGTGCAAATTCGGGAACTGCATAGCCTTCTTTGCGCAACGCTGTGAACAGGTCACCTTTGTTTTCTGACAGCTTTACAGCTTTTACGGGGTTAATGTGAACACTCTTTTCATGCTCTTTGGCGAAACGGCCGTCGTTAAAAACACCGGACACGTTTGGCTTTAAGTTAAAAAAGAGTTCTTGGAGATTTGGTAAGGCCTTCCTTGTGGCCTCGTCTGTGATTACCATCGGATCTTATTTTTTAAATGAACGTTTATTTTAGAAAAGTGCCCTTGATCCTTAAACAGATGGTATGAAAAAGGAGAAGGATGTGCGCCCATAACAATTTTGTGTCTTGGATTTATAAGCTCTTTGAATTTATGAGCTTTTCCTCCCCATAAAACCCAAACTATGTCTGGAGTTTTGTTTAGTGCCTTTATTACTTCCTCAGTAAATGGACGCCAGATTTCAAGATGTGACCCACGACTGGCGCTTTCAACTGTTAGGGCAGTGTTAAGGAGGAGCACCCCCTGTGAAGGAAGGTGCTCCAAGTAACTCAACACATTGTCATCGGCTGCGGATTTCCCAAATTCCTTTCCTATCTCTTTGAGAATGTTTCGTAAAGACGGGGAAGGTTTCTTAGTTTTTGCATTGTCAAATGCGCAGCCGGTGGCAGATCCATCGTGATAGGGATCTTGCCCAATTATAACTACTCTTACCGTTGGATAGGGTGTTTCTTTGAAAGCCCTGAAAACATTGGATAGTGTAGAGGGATAAATAGTCTTAGCTTTCTTTGACGGATTGTCTAGGTTTTCTAATTCTAATCTTTCCCTTTCTTCCTTTAGGTATGGGATGACATCTGTTTTCACATAGTCGAAAGCCTTTCCTAAAGGTAATAACCAGGATTCTCCCACAAATGGAATCATATTGTCATGCTTCATTACTTTCGGATGGTTGAGTCCATAAGGACATTTAATGTCGTGGGTGTTTCCGCTACAAGCGTGAAAATTATGCTATCGGGGCACTCCACTTCGTCGCAAACTGTAAAGCATTGCCGTTTGAATTCTTTCTCAGCTTCGGGGCGATTCAGGGTCTGCATGTATGTAGTGAATGTCATTACTGTGCTGTCACTGGCGAATTCTGTTATGTTAATCTTGTAACGCGTCTGTGATGCGTTAATTGTGTTCTCTAAATTTTGTGCTATTTTATGCACAATGATTGGGGCGGCCATTGCTAGCAGAGCTGAGAGCACGCACGCAAGGATGACATTTAAACGGGAAACTTGAAACATTTGCTTAGCTTTTTCTTTATGATTTTTTTGGTACGATATATACCGTTTATTTTTTGATAATCCGAGATGTCTTTGCACTTGGCATCTAGATTAATAGATTTCACGCGTAATTTCTGGGATAGTATGCGGGTAAAATTTATGCCCGCTTCATCCCCATCAAGGAACAACACCACATGCTCAAATCGCTTTTGCAACCCTTTGACATATGGACGTACCACTTCAAATGTTGCAGCGGTTGTCCCAGTTCCTTCTCCGCTAAAGCAAATAGCATTAAACCCATGTTGTTTTAATACCATTATATCTTTAATAGATGAAGTGATGAACAGCAGCTTGCCTCTCCTGGGTAGCTGAAATAATCCACCAATATCCTCAGCGGTTGCATTACCGCCTCATTTCTTCATCCGATCAGGACTCAGAGGACGGTAGATCTTCATGTGCCCACTTTGGAACTTGTATACAAAAATTGGATTGGTTTTGCTACTTCTCCCAATAAATACTTCGTTCCTGTAGAGATTTTTGACATAGAATGCGTATTTCTCTGCGATGTTCTGTGGGATTTTATACTTGTCCCAGTAGTGCATGGCTTCTGCCATATTCTGGGCTGTAAATGTGAAAGTGACAGCTTCTTTATCTGACACCTGGATTTCTTTGGACTTAAAGTAAATCGAGTCCTTTCTTATGCGCGCAACGGCATCTGAGTAGTTAAGCCCAAATTTGGTCTTCACAAACTCGACAATCGTATAGCGCTTCCCAGTCGCAAAATCTATGAAGATTAAATCATTCTGCCCCAATCAAAAAGCACAGCTGGGATTCTTGTCATCCCTAAGAGGGTTACGATAAGTCTTTCCACCTATCTGGACATCTGCACGTAAGTAATACTCAAATGCAGAGATCGTTAGAGCTCTATCTAGGGTTCCGGTGTGTTCGCTAGCTTTTATCATGGTGAATGGTGACAGACAAGACTTTTTGGGCTTTAAAGTGTGCGATTAGGAAACAGTCTATTTGACTACGTACCTCTAAGTAAAAAATAGGATTGTAGGCTATGTATCCTCGCTTTATTTGATTAACCTCACCCTTCGGATTTGTGAAAGTGGCTGAGTAACATGCAATGCCTATTGTGTTTAATATATTGGGTTCGGCATTTAGGAGAGCATCTAGTGCGCCTGGGGTTACCACATATTCATCTAGTGTTACCATAAGAGTATAAAAAAGGGGCGGTAGATTGTAGCCCACCGCCCCTGTGAAAAGATAGCGCCCCCACGGGCAAGGATTACCTTATCTACGGAGAGTTTGTAATCCCATTAAATCTGTTAGACCAAAGATTGAAGATCCTCTGACGACATACCGCCTTCTCCGCTTTTCAGCTTCGTAGCAATATTTTGCTCCATTTCCGAGATTGCCGCAGTTTCTTTCGCCGAAAATTTTAGGCGTGTTTCACTTCCGACCTCATGCTTCTCCACGTAACTTCCAAAGTCGGGGAGATCGGAATACATTTTCTCCTTGTAGTCTGGAACTACCTTCAAATTAACCGGTACGTTTTTATACTGGTTCAACAGTGCCGAGGCTTTCGCCACAAACTCTGTATAATCTGAGGCTTCAAAAGTCTCTACTACCTCTGATCCCACTATGGCTAGTAGCAGGTTGGACAATTGTCCTAACCTATTGCTCTGTTCCCTATTCTTTGCGTCCAGGACAGTCTCTCCTTCCTTCGGTCGATTGCCTGTTGGCGCGAATAATCTTTTGTGAATTGTTCTTCCCGTGGTTGGTTCGGTGAAGAGAATGTCAGTTCAGTTCTGGTCTGTGGTCAACCCGCTAAACACTACCGTGCCTTGGTGAATTCCAACTGGAATCTTAGACCCGCCGGTTGATGTACCACTATCCAGAAATAACTTTGCTTGTATCATACTGTCTGTGCTTTTAAACTGTTAATTTTCTGCTGCGATTACAGCAGTTCTCACATTTTCTAAATTATTCTCAATTTTATTAGGAAACACGTCCATCACTGAACGGGCTTCATTCGTCCCATCACTTTTAGTAATGAGATCATATGAAAAATTCCCATCGGGACCAGCTCCCACTTTTGTGTAAAGGTTGTAAGAAAGAAAAGCATTCAAATTGATTTTAGACAATTTCTTTCCGTTTACCATCGTACGATAATGAGTAATACCATTTACATCATACGTTTCACAGTGGGCTAAGACAAACACAACAAAATCATCGCGTTTTATTTCCCTGATAAGTTTATATAAATTTCATACGTCCACGGCTAAATCCGCCCATTTATCCCTAGAAGGGGACTCGAGGATTGCCATTTCTTCCGTTGTCATCATAGCATTGATAGTATCAATTACAATGCAGTTGATGTCTGGCCGAGTCTCACTTACGGCCTTTACTACCTTATATATGGTGGTTGGGTCAGCAGTTTTTGCATAGTTTTTCTTCTCTACATTATAACTGTTTTTCCACCCCTTTCAAGACAAGCCTTTTCCATCGGCATCAATATAGTAGGTAGTATCTGGGTTCAAGAATCTTGCCCCAGTTGTTTTCCCTGTTGCGGGTAATCCTGTAATTTGTACTAAGTTCATATTAAACTGTTACTTCTTCTAATTTATAATGTTTAAAATCCTCTGCTAGGGCAATTACTCCCGGCTTTCCAAACCGCTCTTTTATCAAATGCCAATACACCATATCGCGAGTTGGATCTTTTGGGTAGACAAGCGGCCAGCCGTCCGGGAATTCCGTTCTAGGCGGTCCATATCCCTTCTCTACACCATTTATGATTCGCTTCATTCCATTCACTGTTGCCGGTCTATGGGATATTAATACATAGTCGGAAGTGTGATAAACAGACGAAGCAGCAAACAAGTCGTTCCTGTTGGGGAAATGATAGAGTGGATTCTCAACTCGTTCCATTCTTTCAATATCCCTATTTAACTGGCTCAATCCCAGTATGAGACAGCGCAGACCTATGTGTGCGCAGTATTTTTTGATTTCATTTAACACATCCATTAATGTGTCAATGATTTCTTTCTCATTCTCCCCACTTCTTCCCTTTGTTAAAAGAATGTGGTCGATAGTTATTACCAACCCTAAGTTACGCTCCAAAAGCTTTCTATTTTGAATAAATTCCAAAATAGTCTCTTTTATTTCATATGGGGTACCAGGATTATCTACATAGTATACTGGAACTCCCCTTCTCTTATTCAATGCTTCCTGCACTTCCTCAAAAGCGGCATCATCTAAAGGACTAGTCGCTGAGTAAATATCCTTAATAGTATACTTACCTAGTGACGCTAAATACCTAGATAATTGATCCTCGATTAGCATCTCAAACTCAAATGATAGGATCTCAAAGTCTGGGTCATTCAAGTCTATGAAATCCTTCTTGAATTGTTCTAGTATTGTAGATTTACCAGAACCTGATTGCCCGCCTATTGTCATTATTCTTCCTCAGTCTATTCCTCCCATTAAAGCGTTATTAAGCTTTTTAAATGAAGTCTTTAGAGATTTTATTTCCCCGCTTTTTCGTTTTCGTATATATTCTATAGTTGAATCTATACCATAATCAATATGTCTATACTCCATTATAATAGTCCGCTGTCTGGTTCTAATACTACTGTTTCATATGATACATTAAGATACTCTTCATCTTTAAGCCAATTAACACTAGCCTTCATATATTTAAAAGGATTAGATAATGCGGGAGATTCCCGCTTGTTCTTTACCTCTGTCTGTAATGCGTGTAATAAGGTCTGTTCTGTTACTCCTTTTTCTAAGGCTGCTAGATACTGGGCAAAAGTTTCTTTCTTATTGAGTCTTAGCTTCCGGGTTTCCCCAAACCTATTTCATTTGTCGGACGCAGGAAAAGTTTTCCAGAAGGCTTCAAAGCCCGCCGTGTACGGAATAGTTTCGTTAGGAAGGGGGGACAGGCAATTTGAAAGAAAAATTTGCCCAGCACTGGACAACTGCATTTCTTCGGTCAAAAGATTTCGGGAGATTATTTCGCTTGTTATCGAGCTTTTTGTAATATCTTGAAAAGTCAGCTCCCCCGTGTTTAGGAATCACATAGTTGCGTACAAGTCTAGAGATATCTGTTCTGTATTCAAGTGCTTGAAAATACTGAGAGTTAATGGTAACTGAGACATAGTTTAATACATGTTTAGAGTAAGTAGGCGGATGCACTGCAAATTGGGGTGCAAGGGAGACATTTGTGAATTTGTCTTCCACGTCAGCTACTACAGACGTTCCATCCCACAGACAATGATAATAATCTTCGTACGTGATTGAACGTATTAGCAAAAAGGAGGTGCCACCACGCATGTAGTGTATCTCGAAGAAATAGAGATTACGTACAGGGTCTTTCCAAAACGACAGTTTTGTATAGTTGTGGGGTAGGCTAAGGAGGACTTTATACTTCATCGCACTAATTCAACATTTTGATAATTTCGGTATATAAACCGAATCATATTCTTTAAAAGTAGGACCAGACTGTAGGATTTTTGCTGTTCTACTATCTCAGATGAATCATGCACTTCTCCTCCTTGCTCAGTAAGTACTGCATGGAAGGGTTCTTCTCCAGTTTGGAGATGTACGGCGAGAATAAGGCGAATTTGCTTATCCCCTGCCGGCTCTCCCGGCCATGGTTTCTCGTAACCTAGGTAAATTAATTCTAACATATTATTTAGCTCGAGGATTAGAGTGCCAGAAGAGTAGAGCGGAGGAAAGAACTTCAAACACCGTATCAAAAGGACCAAAAGAATGCCGCTTATGAAAAGTGCCTCCTGATGTTTGAGCTCGAATATGCGCGCCAAAACGTTGGACTGTTTCACCTTTACGCTTCCGGGTACGAAAAAGCGATAATTTACCCACTCCTCTGTTTTGAGAGGCTATGTGTATTTCGCATATAAATCGTTTAGAGTTCTCTGTTGGCATCAGATTCCCAGTTTGCGTGTTTTAGAAAATGTGCATATCTTTGGCGTAAAACAGTTGGTATCTCAGAAGCATCAATTCTTACGGTAGTTCTTTCGAGAACATGCCCATCCTGCATTAATTTGTAATAAAGTACAAATCGCTCATTTGGGAGTGTAATCACAGTCACTATTGCATGAAAGTCTCCTTCCTTAAAATGCACAGAAAATAGTATTTTACCCATTGAATAACCCCGGTTCAGGGAGAAGGTTTAGTAATTGTTTTGCGGCTGCATCACTGGAGAGATTCAATTGCTCACTTATTAAGCGATCATTTGGCCCCCAAGTTATTAAGCTCATCTTGTCACTTTTTTCTATGTAGACTCGAATCTTGTAACTCCCTTGGGAAATTACAAGATAAGGCGGGACAGAGCGTCTGCCGCATAATCCACATATAAAATCACCACCTGGGGTTAGGAACTTATCTACTATGTACTCTGGAAGGATCGTGATATCAATAATAATTTCTTCCTTACAAAAAGCACAGTGTTGCTCGCTAAACCTTTTTATGGTTATATTTTCTTCCCAGTAGGTTCTAGAGCGGTCATCAAATACTCGGCATCCTTTATAAATGTCACTGAGTGTTAGTCCTGCGTAAGTAACAACTTCTGAGCTTACCAGATGATTGTAAGTACAGGGCCCACACATATGCTGATCTACCGATCCTTCGGCCACGCGCATATCAATTTCTGGATGGATTATGCGGTAGCTTGCACCACATCTGGCGCACTCTGTATATGTGCAAAAAGAATCCAAATGCTCATCCAGAGTCTTAAACCCATTAGAATTACTAATTTTTGTTACGCAGGCTAAGCAGACCCTGACCTTTCCCCCATCTAATCCTTCTGGATGGCATCCCATTGGAACTTCAATAGTTTCGTAGAAAGGCTTTGTGTTAGATAAATCAACATATGGATCTGTTGCGTCGCGGGTCGGTCCCTTGCAGAAAATACATCTAATGTGTTGGGGCGGACTGGTTTCTACCGTTGGATCAAGATGTTCGTAGTGTAAATGAGTAAGAGCTGGGAAACGCCCTTCATAAATGAAAGCATCAATCTCTCCAAAAAGATCTTGAGCGCCTTGATGTGGCCGCGTGTACAGTTGAGCTTGTATCTGATTATCACAAGCGTCACAACTATATAGTCCTTCAACGCGCACAGGCTCTGTGTTGCCTCCGGTACTTGACATTATGAAGACATAGTTGTGATCGTGGGCGCTACGACAAAAGACACAATGGTCCTCATACATGGCACCCTGTTTAAAAGAGTCAGCGTCCGATGGTAACAACGCTCCATGCAGCCTTAGATACTGTGCAAGGCGAGCGGAGGTAGGTTTAAATCGGCCAAAGTTTTTAGCCATGTTGAGTCTAGATTTTTTAATTTTTTATCAATCCAAGCTCGTTCCACAGTATTTTCTGTGTACAAGTTGAAGAATATAGGTCTCTTGCCCTCTTCTGGACGATTAATCCTACCCAATTGTTGAAAATTGGTTAAAGCTGTTGAAACCCCCGAAGCACAAATGGCTCCGAAAACTCTTGATATATTTAAACCTTCATTTAGTGCGTCTACAGCAACAAGAATGCGAAACTTCCCTTTTTCAAAATCTATAAGGGTTTGTTCTCTTTCGTCCTTGCGCTGCTTTGAATGATAAACCGCACTATTAGGTAGATGTTTCGCAATTTTTGTCGCAAAATCTGTCGTTTTTGTAAATACAATTCATTTGTAACTACTATCATACTTATTTATAATATCAGCTATGAATTTTATCTTGGCTGGATTAGAATAAACTAAGTACTTACGTAATGTCATGCTGCTCCAATAGCCCGTGCATGCGGCTTGAACTTCCTTATCAAAAGGACGTTTCGTAGCAGCTTGGGCTAAATCAAAGACTGAACTGTACACCCGAAGTTCTGGGCGCTCTGCTCTAAAGCGTGTAAGCTTTATCAGATTTTGGGTAAATTTTCCATCAAAAACTTTGTATTTACCAGCGATCTCTCGACTCAATGGAACTGGTAAATTATATATAGTAACCTTTGGGGCCATGCCTGTTTCCATAGCCTCAACTAGGTTCTTTTCATAAACAACTGGAGCGATGGAATTTAGAAACGTTACGTATTCCTCGTTCTCTGGGAGTGTTGCTGTTAGGCACATTAAGGCCTTTGTTGTAACACTCCTAAACATGCGCCTATACTCCTTAGATAAGGCTCTGTGCACTTCATCCACAATAACTAGATCATAATCTCCAGCATGTAGATACGCACTTTTCAGGCACATGTACGTAATATTAGGCGCAACACCTAATACTTCCTTTCACTGATTAAGGATGGGCACACGGGGGGTAACCACAAGAGTTTTGGGAGTTCCCATTTCCTTGTAGGCGGCTACCCCGCACCGTGTCTTGCCTCCTCCTGTATAAATCAGGATGGTCCCTCATTTGCCGGCGCTAAGCCAAGCATTGAGAGCCTCCTCTTGCATTTCGGTTCTCTTATCGTTCATTAGACGCACATTTTGCACACCAACCGTGTTGATCCTGCGTAGCAGTTTCAATACTACAATTGGTGCATATCCCTAATTCTAAATTTCGTCTGCATGTGTAGCAGAACGTCTCACGTGTTGAACCAGGGAAAAAGTCTGCACTGCACCCAAAACATTGTTTGCGTTTAGCAGTATTTCCTGTGGCTTCTCTCCTGAGTGTTATACACTCGTCACAATAAGCTGTCCCAAGGATTGTCGGTTTAGAACACCCTCGACACCGCTTTGGTTTATTCTTACTAATGTAACAGTTTACACAAATTCCCTCTGCGTTTACATGGTCTAATGTTCCACAAGAGACACAATTTGTGACTTTTGTTGAAACAATAGTAAATCGCTGTTTTAGCTCACAATCTTCACAAAGGAGAGTACCAGAAGAATATGCAGTAACTGTCTTTTCGCATTCACTACAACAGAGGCTGAGAGGAATGTGTTTTATGCACCCCTTACAGGCATACATTAACCGCACACCTTTCTCGTACTTGAGTTGATAACAAGTCTCACAGATCATTTCTCCCCTGTCTACTTGGCCGAGCCATTTTAACTCTCCACAAGTTCGACAATGATTCTTGTGTCCTTGCAACCAAGGGGGCCGTGAGTAGGTGTGGATCAATTCGACGTTTTCGGTCAATCCACACCACTCACAACTTAATCCTTCCCAGCCTACGCCTTTTTTGATGGCCCAGGCAGGGTATAGGCCTTATCGGTCCAGGTTAGAACCTTCTCAGCCAATTCTTCGCGCAACTTCTTCTTGGTGGCCTCGTTTTTCGCTGTGGGAAGCTCCATACGATGCATCAAATCCATCGCTTCGGCTAAGCGTTTAGTTTGTGCAGCGCTATAATCCCTGTCGTGAATATACGGTAGCAGCTTATCGCTGAACTGTTTAGCATGCTCTTCACTGAGACCAGCAAACAGTAACATTTTCTGCAAGAGATCAGATGCTTTCTTCGCATCCTTATCTTTATCCTTATCCTTGTCTTTGTCCTTGTCCTTGTCCTTATCTTTTCCACCTTTATCCTTATCTTTATCTGCTTGCGCAGGAGGTACAAGGTCGAAGAGATTACCTAGGATAGCATGATTGATACTCTGATTCGTCAGGCTAATCATAAGAACCGTCAGTATCTCCCAGAGAGTGAGAAGTAGGTGGAAGGCTGTTAAGCCTATAGATGTTACGACACCTGAGTGTAGACTATCGAATGGCGCATAGTCGGGCGGAAAGTTATTTACCGCTAGAACATACTCATAGTACTTTTGGCTGCGGGCTATGCTTGCCCACCAAGTTTCTAATTCAGCTCCTTGGTGTAAGGAATTTGCCATAGCGAACAGGTTGTAAATAGGCGAACCGACTGTTAAAGCCAAACTCACCACACTCAGACAAAGAGATGAAGTCACCAAACCTAACCATACGCCCGGTGACCGTCTTGTAATAAGAACTGAAATAAAACTACCAAAATACTTTGTCATTGCAAATGCAGCAAAAGCACCAACAAGTGCCATTGCCATGTGACTGCCCATTCTAGCAGCTACGTTCATGTTTTTCTCCTGTACAGACCCAAGTAAAGCTGCTTCTGCCAACATAGCGGAAGCCTGAAATACGATAAAGTAAGTTAATGAATACTTGATGAAAGACTTCACCAGAACTACACCGGGCTCAAGGCCTGCATTTTCTGGGTCTTTCATAGCCTTTTTGTAGCCAAAATACGCCACAACACCTAGCAGGGCTAAAGCTAGGAGATAAAGAACTGTTGCTTCTATCGACATTTATTTCGATCAGTGCGGAGAAATAGAGGCCTCCGCGGGGACCTTTATGGTTAGAAATTTATCCACAGCTTCCGCGCAAGATCTTTCTAGAGCCAAACTGGTTGCTTTTTTCTTCCAATCAGCACATTGCAACACATACTCATCGTGTACAAATAGAACAAGTAGAAACCCAATCTTTTTTGAACGATGCCTCAAGTTAATACCAGCTTGCTTGGCAACATCTGCGGCGGTAGCTTGAATAGGAATATTTTGTGCCCACCTTTGAATCTTCCCGTCCATAACGCGAAACTTTGCCACAATGTGTGGGTGTGGGTCTCAGCCTCTAGCACGAAAATACTCAATGTGTGCTTTATAATTTTTATATTCTTCAAAGAAGGGGATATAGCTTCGACGCTTTGTAATTTCATTAGCTATCACATAACCATGCTCCTTAGCGAATGCCCCTTGTTTGTCGAAGTACTCTCTCAACTTGGGAAAACCCTTATATACCCTATCGATCAATTCTCTACCTCTTCTTAAGGGCACGCGGTATTTTTCGTATAATGTACCAGCTCCTCCTCCATAGGCAATTGAGAAGTTTATGTTCTTCGCTAATGAACGCTCCTCTGAATCCTTTGTAAGGAGCGGATTATCAAAAGCTATTCTAGCGGTGGCCAGGTGATAATCTCCGTCATTTTCAAAAGCCGCTCTGAAAGCTGGATCTCCACATTTATCCGCCAGAATTCTAGCCTCAATATTGGAAAAATCGGCAGCTACAAATACGTCTCCCTCATCAGCTTGGAAAGCCGAACGGTATACCGCTCCTCTTTTGATATTCTGGATGTTTGGATTAGTGGACGATGTGCGGCCAGTACGCATAATTTGCATAAATGAGCTGTGCACCCGTCCAGAAATTGGGTTTACATACTTTAGGAATCCTTCACCATACGTTGAAGTTTCCTTTTTGAATTGTTTGTAGGTAAGATACGTGCTCAGAATAGGATTGACCCCAACCTGTTTTTGCAGTACCTGCCTGGAAACAGATTCCTTTATATCCCCAGTTTCCTTATCTATGATTGACACGTCAACATTATAGGACTTCATTACGGGGAGAACCTGTTGCCAGCTATCCCAATTTATTGCATGGACTGCGAAGAGTTCGTTACGGAGAGTTTCCGTTGTCCGCAAAGTCTCCCTATAGTTAGCCAGCCATTGAGTTTGGTTTAACCAAATACCCGCCAATTCCATATCTGCTAGTACGAACATGAATTCTCCCTCTAGGGAGTTCGTTGCTTCTAGTTCGGAAGAAGCTAACTTAAGTCGTAACGGTTTGTAGAGCCGAAAAACGGCTTCCACGTCTAGTGCAGCATATAATAACTGAGAAATAGAGAAGGGATCGTTTCCTACATTTAGGAAGGATTTACGGATTTCTTTCGTTATAGGGGGTCTAAACAGTGTTCCTTGTGCTCCATAAAGATGTACATCTAAATAGCGATTGCACACACCCTCAAGACCAAACCAACCTTTTTTAGATAGAGGACTCTTTCCACACTCAAGAATCTGAGTAGCGAGCATTGTGTCGAAAACACGTACAAGTTCTACCCCGTAATTGTCCTTTATGACTTGGTAGTCAAATTTCAAATTGTGGCCGATAATGATTTTATCCGCCAGAACCTGCAAAAGCCTTGTTGGGTCTTTGTGTCTTGTATCTACCAAGTATTGTGTTTCTGCGTTTCCAAACTGTAATAGAATGACTTTTCTGTCAAGGATATTGTTCAATCCTCCAGAAGTCTCTGTATCAAGGGCAATTGGCCCCTCTCAATCTCTAAGGGCTTTTGTTATCTCAAGACCTGTGCATGGGGTCAGTACCCCGTGATGGACCTTCCACAAATGTGAAGGTTGCAGTGTATCCATTTTTTGTTCGTTTAAATGAGGTCGGTTCTGTTTGCAAACTGTTGGTTGGTTCTGTGGGGGTAGAGGCATTGCTGCGTACAACTGGAGCTTCTTGGAGACCTTGAAACAATCTCATTAATGCTGGGAGAAAGTCAATGCTCTTTGTAGCTACAGCTCCCGCTGCAGCGGATAGTAGTAACTCAAATATGTGTTGCATAAATTAGAAGAGAGGGGGAATTTTACTTCCCCCTAACCCCTTAGATATTTAAGTGTATGTGATCGCCAGTTGCTTCCGAATTGAAGAAACAATAAGGTGCCGCCTCAGGGTTTTGGAGATACTCCCTTACCCTACGACTTCCTGGCAAACCCTCTATGTAGAGAGTAATCCCATGCGCTTGTAGCCAACTTTTACCTTCTTGGGAAATAAGAAAGGCAATTAATTCATCATCTCAAGCTAAATCAATAGCTTTCCCATGGTAGTGGCGAGAATCAGGATTAGAATGCCTGCGCACACTGTTTACCTTAGCCTTCGGGCCTTGATATGTAGACAGCACAACAGCAAAGTCGTCGCTTATTGTAGTATCTACCGGTGTGTACAATATAAATCCGAAGAAGTTTCCCTGGGTGCAAAGTCCCGTTTTCCTATTCTTTCACTTACGTGATTGATAAGGATGGGTTTCACGCAATCGTTCAACTTCTCCCTGTAGGGTATCAAGTCGATTTTTGAGTGAGTCGTTCGTTTGATTCAGTTGGTGTTGCTCTACGCCCATCCGCTCGACTTTTGTCTCGAGTTTAGATGTAGTCAGCAACATGGCTGTGAATGTCACGGCAACTACAATTGCCCCCAGCCTGTATAAAAAAGTTTTCAAAATCTATTATTTAATGTAAACAAACCGGTCTTCGAGGTCCCGGATTAGCTGCCTGCCTAGTAGCAAAGCCGTAAAGCTTTATCTAGACACCTCAGTTCGGCGCGTTGAAGCGTAAGATTGTAATGCTCGATTGGATCAAACAGTTCATAGTACACTTCTGGAGAAGGGGATAAATCCCCAACTATCTTGCCATTTGTGATGATGGCTTTTTTAAAAAAGAGGGCCTTTCCTAGTTTATTTGTAGACCATTTCAAGCCCTCTACCGTATACGACACGTTCAGTGCCTGCTTATCAGATTTACGTCGCAGTACTCAGCAACGATCTCTAACGTAGGCAGCAATTGATTTATTCATGTTAGACTAGCACCGGTACCATTGCGCTATCACCGTCTGGTGCTTTTGGTAATAACGCCTCAGCAAACATGCTAAGGTTTTCGTCGACTTGGAAGGTTTGCATACCGGCACAATTTTTACCAATAAACCAATCATTCCCGGAGTCTATTACTCTATCTTTTCTTGGAGCCCCAAATGAGAGGCCATCCCTACCGTAAATCAAATTACCGCACAACTCCCCAAAGATAAGACATGCGGAGGTTCCAATGCCTAAAATGGGTATGCGCTTCTTGACATAGTAGTGCATTAGGTTTAACCGCCAATACTCTACACCCGCATCTTGCGCGGGGATAGTAGGGATAAACGCACTTTTTACGTATGAAACGTTGCAATTCAAGCCCGCTGTATCAGGGACTAAAATTATTGCGTTAGTGCTGTATAGTTTAGTGGAGGGCTGTAATTTTTCCACCTTCCACTCTTCCTGTAAAAATAATTGCTTCAATCGGTGCACTTGCGCTATGTGAGCCATGCTCGACGGCTCTAAGATGAATATCTTTTTTTCAGTTCCTGGAAACATAATCGAATTATTTTCTTTTTACCTTGCGGCCAACTTGATGCAGTTACCACAACGTTACCCATGTGGTGATGGTAATAACAGAAGCTAAAAACCAACTTCCCATTTTCATAGGATGCGGCGGAGTTCTGCTGTACCATTAAAGAAAGCTTGAGAAAATTCTCGATTTCGCCGTATTTCTTCCCAACTTTGTTGGGGTACGGGAATCGAGTATTTTTCCACGCGGAAAGGTCTTGACCCAGGAATTTCTCGATGACCGAGTTTTCTACGACCATACTGAATTAGTTTACGAGCCTTCTGTAGCTCGAACGGGTGATTAAATAGGTCAACGTAGCACAAGGTGCGAACCATGTCACGCCAATCCATTTCTAAACTATGCCGGGCACGCACAGAGGTGTAATACCTCGTTTCAACCCATTGGCGGAATTCTGCTTTCTTCAAACGCTTCCGTTCGCGTTTTGATACCTGTGGAAGAGATTCCAATGAATCTTCAACCGGTTCATCGTAAAAGGATTCACCTTCTCCGTAATACAGAAAACGGGTATATTGGGCCCTAGTTAACTTTCGCATTGATTTTTTCCCCTACTTTTAGTGGTTCACGGTTTAGGATTTGATGGGGCTGCAGGCCTAAGCGGCGCGCAATTTTGATCTTGGTGTCGTTGGGTTGAATGTACTGCGCCTTTGGGATAGTTTTAGCTGTTCCACCGCATACATATTTAATGCTGTAGTTGCTGACGGTATCATCCGCAATATGCACTTCAATATTGAAAACAGCCGTTGGACAATGTTTGTCCGTTAATTTCGGCAGTTGAACAGTGATTTCACTCAATTCTTCCACACTAGCGCCAATTTCAATTGTCGGGATGGAGTCTTGGGAAAGAGGCCTCTCTGGGAGGACGTATTCTTTATCAGCGGGATCGCCGCATGCAAAGATACAAAATGTACTACATATTAGCAAGTATTTCATCGAAAAATATTTTTTTTGAAATGTTGGTTTGCGTGATTGGGAGCCGCGCCCGCCAGTGTCTTGATACCTCTTTTGCGTTTCGGCCCTTTATTGGTTCTATAGAACCCAATATTAACTGTTGGCGCTCTTTGGTACTGAATATCTGGAAGGCTTGGGTATTTTGGTAATGCACTACATTCAAAGTAGCTAGGTAGCTTTTCAGGCCCCAGCTACATGGATCGTGTGTTGGTAGAACTGGATCAAATATGTCAATTGGCAAGGTTAAACTCTCTGCCTTGTTTGTGAGCAGTGTCTTTATTGTTCCGCAAATTGTTTCTATATTATGGACCCCTATCAAATAGTAAGGGTTATTATTTTCGCCTGTGTAGAGTTTAATTGCGGGGGAAGGTCTCCCAGGGGTTAACTCGTATCCCCAATCAAGAATAACATCTTCCAGAGTAAAATTCCGAACGAGTTGATTTCCTGAATCTGATAGTTGTTTGACTTCTAGTCTCATATAGGTATGATTAAGTGAGCCGGAAAAAAGTTCAAACTTAAATCTGGGTGAGCAGTAACTATACTCACCTTATCCAGACTTCTCGGTGTGTTAATCCTCGAGTATGCTTGCGAGGACTTAAATTCTTTTCTGCCCCTAGTTTCCAACACAAATCCTCGAACGATAGCACGGCCCATTGGAACACTGCCCTTTTGAAGTTCGAGGTGCTCGGCTAGATTTTGTCGAGTCCATTCATGGCTTGTGAAGCTTCTTGCTTCTCCGCCATCAACTGGAGTTAGCGTATAGACGCCATTTATATCGAAATTTACATCCAGTCTTAGTCGGCATTTTGTGTTAGTACGTCGGTGCATACACATAAAATTGCTTGACAACTCTGTTATACAGCCAGGATGGTCGAAAGGTAACGATAATGGGGGTACAAAGCTACGTATCCCGAGGCGTCCTATTCCAAGAGGTTCAAAAGATAATGGAAGCTTTAGTACATCATTTATATATTCAGGCCGCACAAGTTCTACCCAATCATCGGCTACGTTGAAGCGTGTTAATACACCATAGTCAATGAAAAAGGATGCAGCCGCTGGGAATGTGTAATCATAACCGCCTCGGGATTTAGTCCGATCAGTCCGCACCTTCCCGCCCAGATCTATGTGGTCTCCTTCGTTTAAAATCATAAATTTAGAAAAAACTAGGGTGCACCCGATAATCTGAGTGCACCCCCTAAATACTACAACAATTCAGAGAATTGCTTCTTGCGGCCTAGGCCATAAATTTGGGCAAGAGTCAAACTCGCTTTGTCCGGCAATGGGCTCCAATGGAGGCCCGGGTTTTCCGATTTTACGGCCGCGTACAAGGCCGCAGTGTCGTCTTCACTTAAAGCTCCCAGCATTAGGGCCAAATCGATTCGGCCGCTGCGAAGAGTCGCAGGATCCAATTCACCGTTGGCGGCAATGGCAAATGATATATTTGCGTTCTTGATTACCCCCTCCATCTTCTGGTTGAGGTCAGCAAGCTGTGCTATAGGAACAGACTGCGCTTCATCGACGATTACTAAAGTTCCGTTCTTGCCGGCTGGGATTTGGTCAAACCCGCCATTGTCCAAAACATCTTTCAAAGTTCCGACGTTGATTATGGAAACGCGCATATCACATTCTTGCGCAACTCCTGCGAGAATCCTAAGGAGTCGTGATTTACCTGTTCCAGGTTCACCGAGAAAAGCTACCCTAACAACTTCGCCCGTAGTCCAAGACTCCCGCAAAGCTTTGATAAGCTTTGTGATAGTCATGCGGGTTCTCTCCCCGCGAATTTGTAGGCTTGGGTACGAAAGGCTCAAGATCTGTGGCGTTGGGACTTCCTTAGGCATCGAGCAGTAACGCCAGTTTCCATTTTGAGGCACAAAGGTGGTGTAGGCTAATGTTGCCTCTGGGGTCCGCAGGACTCGGCGCACCGGTGTTACACAATCTTTGACAACATCGTTTGCTGTCGTGATTGTGTTAATGGGGCACTCACCCTGGCACTCCTGTGGCGTATAAATCGTCAGGCTGTTGATAACAGCTACCGAAGTTTTGTCCCTACTGAATGGAGCGGCCTTGTCAGCCTCTTCGATTTCAGTTAGTGGGATTTTCGTCACGGTAAATTGGAGCACCACCACATCGGTTTCGCCTTCTGTACCTGAAATTTTGAAAAAGTGTTGATCGGGATCTTCCTGGAACATGCTGGGCGTACCATCGTGAATCAATTCCTCCAAAATAGCACCCTGTACCTTGTCTAAGAAGTAAAACAAAAACTCTTCCAAGGCCTTTCCAGCCGCCCCCCTTACCGCCAGTTTGTTCCACATTCCGGTTTTTAGCATTCCAGAGATTGCCGAGCCTTGTGCAGTCAGGTAGCGGGGTCCAAGTTTATCAACCAAGGCCTTCAATTGGTTGTTTTGTTCGTGCTGCACGATCAAGGTCTCTTCGACCACAGCCTGATGTTCAGCGTTGGCCCGCATTTGCATTTTGTAATGTGCGTACATCAACAGCATTGTGATGGCAATAGCCACTACTGTTAATACTAAAATAATTGGCATATGTTAAAGTTTAGAGTTGAACAAAAACTCCCCCATGCAATAAGACCGAATTCAGCCCTTACTACTTACCCAATCACCACAGACCCAGCCACTTTCACAGCCAGGCCCACAGAACTTCGAGTCTTCGCGAAGGTACGCGCGTCAGTGGCCCCACTACACAGGGGAGAAGCCTAATTACCCCGTAGGGTTCAATACCACCCCAGCCTAGGCCGGCCAAGACGGTAGTTCTTTCAATAAGCTCCGTAATTTATTTGTATACTGGAGATCTTCTGCGTACCTGCAATTCTTACAGTGCGGTAAATGTTCCAATAGCCACAAATAATCTTCTTCGCTCTTGATTATGTAACCTTGTTTGCGGGCTAACCGTAAGATCATACGTTGATACCTGCGATAGTCTTTCAAAGACTGGTACACATTAGCATAATTAGCGTGTCCGTGTTGAGCTCCAGAAGTGAAATCGTTCGTTTTCCGATATTTCATCCCAAAATAATTATTATTATCGTGGTAAATCTCGGATGAGAAATCTCCTGTCTCTAAAATCATTTGGGCAGTTATGATCCTTGGGAACTCAAAGCCCGCTGAATCAAGGAGAGCAAACCATCGAATTTCTGCAGCAACCTTTTCGTCAAACCGTTGTAATTTGGACTCGCCCGGAACGACGCTTCCAAAAAGTAAAATGGCGACGACTGAAAGAAGCGCCAGACGCCATAGCAAGTTTAGAACGTACATGTTTCAAGGTTCTAATTAAACTGATTTGCATACTGATAAGCATCACCGGAGATAACGTGTCTGCTTCAATGCCCAGAATAATCTTTCCGAAGTACTCTCCCTTAGAAGAGGACTCCAAGTTCATCCTAATTACGCGAATTCCCGGCGTAACGAATTGCCTGGCTACATAGTTTTGGATGTATTGGGTAAGCTCCTCCTTAGCAGGGGCAGTCAACCCTGCGATCTGATTGTCTGAAATTCTAATGTCCCCCGCCAATACAAATCGCTGAGCAGTGACTTCTAAGCGGATGGGCCCGGATATCAATTTCCTCATAGTATCGGCTTGGGTTTGGCAACAAGGAACGCGTTCATCTGGTTCAGGATTTGTTCCCCCTCCATGAGGGCGACTCTGGGTAGGATCGTGCGCCCGTCGCATTTGATGTCAGCCCGGATTGTGCTTTTCAGTCCAACAGCAATTTGGGACTTTAGGGTTTCGGCTGATATTGAGAGTGCTGCGGACTGGTTGGCATAATGCAAGCGGCCATCGCGGTGGATCCGCAATTTGACTGTTTGCATATGGATGATTTGTAAAGACTGTTCAGTCTTCACAACTCCACCGATGCGAATTTTGGTTTCGACAACTTGAGCATAAGTCGTTTTATGGAATTCAATGTCCGTCAACCAAACGATTCCTGTGTCCGGGTCAATCCAAACTTCGCCGGTAGCGCAGTATTCGCTGTCCTTGGCATTGGTTGTGCGTTGGAACAACTCCAATTCCTCGTTCATCGCCCGGGCAGAGATCTGCTTTTCCACGACATTCCCTTGATGGTCTTTTCGAGTGCACCGCAATGCCAAGTACGGACTTGTACCGATGCCAACTCTTGCGGCTGCGGGGAGTGTCCACTCTTCTCCGGCGGCCATTATCTGGGCGGTTCCCCAGCGGGTGGTTATTTTTTGCATGTTTTTGTTGAAAAGGGGGAGGGCTCTATGCCTCCCCCAAGGTTAACAATAAAGTCTTCAATTACTCGGCGATGATGGCGTCCTCAACTGGGACGGCTGTGTTGGCGGCTTCGAGGCTGGCTTGAGCGGCTTCGCTTGCTGCCATTGCGGCTTCGATGGCGGAGTCGGTCAACGTGTTTACGGTGTCAGCAAGTTTGCCGACCTGTTCGCGAATCGTGCGCACATTGTTAAGTACCTCTTTGTTTGCGGCCACAGTCGCGGCTAAGCCTTTTTGGACTCCGGTGCTTGCAATCGCCGGCACAGTTGATTTGGGGGCTTCTGGGAGGGGAGATGATTCCTCCGGCTGGGTAGATGGTTCTGGTTCCCCAGCAGCAGGGGGCACATCCAATGCTGGTGTATCGGTTGCAGGCGCCTCGGTCTGGGGGGCATCTTCCACAGCGGCATCGTCAGCAGCGGTGTTTGTTACAACGCTTTGGAGAGCTTCCTCGGAAGCTGGCGGGGATACGACATAGGTTAATCCAGCCTCAGTGAGGACTGAAATTGCCAATTCCGAGGTTGGCTCCGTTTGGAGCATGGCTACCGCTTCATTGAGATCTTTCCGGTTGTCGTCTGTGATGCCAACCTCGCCCTCGAAAGGCAAGGCAGAGATCGCCTCCTTAAGGAGCAGGTCACCATAGGCCTGCGAGATTGCCGGCCACTTCTCTAGGGTGGTGTAAGCCTTGTCCTCTTCCTTCAAGGTTCCAGCCTTTTCCCGTCCGAGAATTTCCAAAACTTCTTGGAGATTCGCTTGAGCCGACAGGCCCAGTTGTTCATGGGTGATATTGAGTGTTTTTTTCATTGTACAAATATGTTGTTTTAACGTTAAAAAATCATAGTTGAAATCACCGCCACTTACATTATTGTAGCGATGGGCACACTGGTTATCAGCCAGTGTCAGATAAATTGTTGATGTTTTGGGTTTGAAATGTTTACTGACGACCTTCTCTGTGGGCACTAATATGAAGAAGTCTCTGGGTTTTGTGTGGGAAAATACCCACAAATTACCCTCGGGATCTCTAAATCCAGGACGCAACTTGTTATCGTCAAACGCGTTCATATAGGAGTGTAACTCAATCATTGTCCTCAATCATTGTCTTAAAAGCATATACTCTCCGCCACTGTTGCGGCAAAGCTCTCGTAATTCCGTGTTGGGATGGTGGGCAAGTGCAATGGCGTTAACCGGAATATCAGATTGCGTCATGTTTGGGTTATCCTCACCGTCGTTTATTATCAACACCTGAGTATCTGTGGGGACAGGAAGTTTGTTCACCTCGCCTTTCTTTATATTCTCAATTAATCCAGGTAGAAAGTGATTGAGATACGTCCAGCCACCTGAACCAGCAGTGATGGTGTTTTTGAAGTTCTCAATTTGTACAGAATTACTAATTTCCATGAAGGCTCCTAAATTGTGTTCAAATGGAGCAACTAACAGTCGCAAATCTCCCTTAAGGATCGGTTTGAATAAGGCTTCAAATATCTTTATAATTAAAGCTATTTTGTAGTCTTGGTTCATAGAACCTGAGTCGTCTAAAAGCACAATTAAGGTCTTGGGAATGGACACAGCCTTTTTAGGAAAGGCCCCAAGCAGTTGCTTCTGTGCAAGTTTGAGGGCAAAAACATCAGGTGGTAGTAACCTTTCTTTCAAAGTTACATTTTGGATTTCGCGAATTGATCGGATTCTCCTGATGACTAAGCTTGTCTTTGGCTTACCTTCAACTGTTTCTGTTGTTACCTTCTTGTTAGCGAAGGCCAACGTACTGCTCTTGATAACCATTTCAGGCAAATCCCCCCGCTTTAACTCATCCCAATCTGGGGCAAGCGGCTCTCCCCGAAAATACTCATCTAGGTATCTTGGGTCCTTCTTTGTTCCTGAGCCCTTTGAGCGTGTGGCTTCCGCTTTTTCAAGCTCTTCTTCCAATAATTCCTTCAATTCTTCTTTCCCAAGCCCCTTCCTTCCAGCCTGTTCATTCAGCTGTTGTACCAAGTAAGCTTTAGCAAGGGCTTTGGCTAACGTTGGGACAGTGGCACTTGGTAATTCAGATGCAACTTCAAGTAAATCCATTGCAAAATTTGCGTCTTCATACTTTGCAGGCGCTAGTTCTTTAATGATGGTAGCTGGTGAATTAGACTTGGTTAACTGCGTTGCCATAGCTATACAGTTTTGTATAGCGGTGTTATCGTAGAACCCGGCCTTTCTGAGATCCGTATGGATTTCTGCACCCAGTTGAGGATCGATTTCGTAAGCTAAATTCATAATACTGGTGAGTTAACTTGCTTTGCAGCCGCTTGTTCCACAGCCTCAGTCAGAGTCGAAAGGGCCAGGGTGGCAGTACGCAGCCTGTCAGTGAATGACGTATCTTTTGGAATACCCTTAAGATCCTTTATGGCTTTTTTGGCGATGCCGATTTTCCCTGCAGCTGCTGGATCGTTACGTCCAACTGCAGTTGCTGCTGACTCAACCAAGCTTTCAATAGCGGCGAGTTCCTTGAAAAAAGGAATGGATGCCGAAAGAGCCACAAGAGCCTTGTACACCGCGGGATGTTCTGCCATATCGTCATAGTATTCTAGAGCAGCAACCCCTCCCATAGCGAGGAGCTCTTGGAACTGTACGGCTGTTCGGGGCGACACTTTGTACCCCATGGAATGGCATTTAGCCACAATCTGTGCAGCGTAGTCATCAGGGGTGCCTTTGAATTGGAAGAAATTCACCCAGGTATTAAGGGAATAGTCTGCCCACATTACCGGAGCGCGGTGCGGGAATCGTGCAATAGCGGCTTTCAATGAATCCGAATCACCTGCCCACGCCATAGGATTATGGTTGGTACAGATGAATAAGGTTTCCAATCTGTTTTTATGACATTTGCCATTCACACAAATTGTGCCGCTCATGAGTGGTTGTTTCATGGTTTCCATCGCATACGCTGGCATGTCCAGCCCTTCCTCGATGATGGCAAATCTATTGGCCAAGTACACCGTATCCTCTAAGTTGTACACCTCCTGGCCGGTTTCCTGGTACTTTTTGATGTCCAGAGTACCAATAAATGGACTGGTGGGCATTTCCAGTCCACCGTTTGTCTGGTACACCTCTTCATAAAAGGCTTCCTCCCCCAACAACAACTTGAGGGCTGTTTCGACGAGTTGACTTTTGGCGTGCCCTGGTGGGCCGTAGAGAATACAATTTTTCTTGCGATGAATTGCAAGAAGGATTGCGTCAATTGGTTTCTCCGCTTGGAAGAATTGTTTATTCAATTCTATGCGGATGTCGTGTAAATCCATGTTAAGTTTTTTTTTATACCCTCTGCGGGCAGATTTGTAATGGTAAATTTTGAATAACGTTAGGCGGAACCTTGACCATTTTCCAGCCATTCGGTAATGGAGTGTTTTTAACAATTGGCAGGGTCTCCATGATTGGTTTCTCAGGATTTTCGGTGTCACACCGCTTAAAAATCACACGGTAGAAAACCTCTACCTCTTGGAATACTTGCATGTTTTCTATACAAGCACCACTTTCCAATATACCTTCTCGGATGATTTTCCCCTTACACACAACACGCATCTCGTAGCGGTTGTATGAGGGATTTCGGATTCCTTGAGCCAAGCAAACTGTCGGCAGGAGAAAAAAGAGAATTAGTTTACGCATATTTAATTTGTTAGAAGTGTGGGGAGGAGTCGAACCTCCCCTGCGACCATCACACTAGGGGGTGGGCTAATCATTCAGTCGTATTGATATAGTTTGTATCGCTCAATAACGCCGATGAGTTTTTGGGCATAGGTAGGGTCTGTGGCATATCCTGCGGCTTTTAAGCCTGTTGCCCATCGCCTGTAATCGCGGCCATATTTCTTGAGCTTGGCATACCTACCAGTCGAGATTAGCTTCCCATGGGCTTCCCAGCTTAGGGAGGCATTTTTAAATTTTAGGAAGAAATCCTTGTGAGTATCGTCGGTATGATTGGTACAGTGACCTTTACGACAATTTCGCGCAAAACACTTCATCCCAAAGTGGTTGTTGTTGCTCACGGCCAGTTTGCTGGTACCCGCACGGCTTTCAATCAGCCCTTGTGCAAGACTGATGCTCGCCGGCACACCATATTTCCGCATCCCTTGTTGAGCTGCATTTTTGAATTTGGCAATATACGCCTTTGGGTTGAACTTGTCAACATTGATTGCAGGTGCTGGATCTGGCGGGTTTACATCGTCGGGCGGGGCAATGAAAATGGATTCCACTGGGGCTGCCATGACCTCAGGGATTTTTTCCACCCCCTTGATCTTTTCCACCGGGATGATTATGGTTTTGGGGTGGGCTGTAAAAGTGCCCACCCAGGCACCCACTCCCATAAAGGAGGCCAGCAAGATGAAGGTCAGCGCGTAGAGCGATGTCCGTTCAAAGCCGCGTACTTTTGAGAAAATCGCAAATGCGGCCGTGAAAGCTTGAAAAAAAGTGGGTGGCGATTTTGTTGGCGCCGCGGGAATAATTTTAATTTGACTCATGTTTGAATAATTTAGAATGAAAACTCTACACTTACTACCCCCCTCTTACAGGGATTGAGCGTTGGGATACTAGTGTAGAATCAGATGTCCAACACCCATCTTTATGGATGTCTTGTTGTCCCTGGGTCGATTAAAGTATTTTTTGGAAAGCCTCATCGTTTTCCATTAACTGGATGAGGCGCAGTTTTTCCTGGTAGGTATCGCGGATCGCCCGCAAGGCCGCAACAGCCTCAGATTCAGGCAAATCCAAGATTCCTTGGAGTCTGGTTTCTGCCTGGGCCTTGGCCTTGTGGCGCAGGTTTATGGGTTTCCGTTTTGGGCGGAAGGCGATGAGAAGGATCATCATTAAGATTAAGCCGCCGGCAAGCAGCAGGGCTTGATGTAACTCAGTCAGTATCATGTGTGAAATTAATGGCTCCTAACCGAGCCAGTTCTTTCAAAGCCGACAGTAGCGACAAATAGTCATCTTTACCTGTAGGCTGTGAGAAAATCATGTATTCAGTTAGGACTGTGACAAAATGTGGTTCGGCCTCCTGTGGTAGAAGGCTTTCGTAAGTTAAAAATAGATGTGCTGGCGCCCGGAAGACGGCCTGATGAAATTCCGTGAGGAAGTCCAGGAAGTCAGACATGGCGCTTGGCACCGGTAATAGGTTTTTGCGTGTTTCTTTCAGGACGTCACGTACGTCTTTGGCGGCTTTGCGGTGGGCAATAACATACAGGACTGAGAGCACAAGACGAAATCGATTGTACTTTATATTCTTTTCTGCCTCTTTTACGAGCGGAAAATCCTGTTGTTGTGCCCAACTTTGAAGGAATGATATGGAGAAGAGCATTACTTTGTCAAGTTAGTGATAAGTGTTTTGTGCAATGAGCCAAGAAATTTTGTATCTTTGTATATTGGCCAGGAAGAGAGTACTCCTGGATCAGCCAAGCAGTAGACTTGAATAATCTAACACGAGGTGGCTTAGAAGTCGGATTGCCCTGTAATAGGGATTTTCTCCGATACCAATAAAACTAAATAAAGAACATAAATTTCTGGTGATCTGTAGAAGAGGTTGACTGTAATGTCATCAAACTCTCCTAGTACGTATCCAATCGTGTCGTTCAGCTGCATTACGATAAAGCAGTTCTCCTTCTACAGTGGGTTTTATAGCACTGCCAGTCAAACAAATCTTTATTATGAAACACGGTCTAGCGACAATTAGCCTTTTAATGGGCTAGGGGATTGGTATGTCTATTTGGGAGCAATTCCCAGCACCTTATCCGAATAGTCAATTGCTGCATCATAATCTGGCGCATAAAACGACTTTGGATTAGACCAACTAGTTTCTATCAATCGGTCGTCTGTAGTCCAACACCAGAATTTGTCATTCTGGTTACCCTCAGCAGCGTAGAATTTTCGCTGCAATTGATCGTAATCTGGTAGTACTTCATGAGCTAGCCAGTAATGAATCGAATTCCAAATCAGTACGGCAGATGAATTACCCATTGTTTTGAGTAAAACAAGTGCACCAATAACCGTGAAAGTGCTGTGGCAGCCTATCAACACATAGGCGTCATCTTCAATTGTTTCCTTTATGCTCTTCTTTTTCATAAGCAGCTTCGATTTTTTGTATGACCTTTGTCTTTTCATTTATCAAGGCATACTTGATCTTTAGATACGGGTGATTCCAATGCATTGCGTCAGGGTAATCTATAATGATCTGCTGAACATAATGCAGGTAATAATCTAAGGTGCCTGATATTTTGGCGCCTTCACGTGTTTTGGTAGAGCGTAACATGTTGGAGAAATGCATGCGCAAATTACCAGGCATGCGTTCAACAATTTCTACTCGGTTCGTGTAGTATAAACCGATCATTTCGTCCAAAGGGACGCGGACCAATTTATTCCAGAAGGCTACAATGTTAGGCGCTGGGTAATATTCTATGCAGGCTTCAAGAATCCAAAAGATATTTATGTCGCGCTCCAGATACCCCTTATTACCAATTAGTCGGACATAATTGAGGTTGATGAGGTTGATTTCCAGTTTTTGTGCCCAAAGGGTTATGCCTTTTTTTGTGACTTTATAGGGATATGCCAAGGACTCCTTTATCACATATGGGACTTTAATATACTTATGAGGTTTACAAAGCTCCCAAAATAGTGCGAAAATTGAAATGAGGAGAGTAAAAGGCCCCAATACAAACCAGTACAGGAAAATTTCACGTGGTTTGCCAACTTGAAAGGATTCGATAGTATCGTTAAAGATTTCCGTATTCTTCCAGGCATCCTTAAGCCGGGTAAAACGATTGATGGGTGTCAACTCTGGCCCCATCACTAGTGTGTCTGTGACAAATGCTATAGGAAAGACCAGAATCAAACAAGTGACGTAAATAATCGCAATTGTTGTAAGCATGTGATTTTTTTAGTTAGTGAAGAATCGCCATACGGCATAGCCCACAAATAGTCCAATTAGAATTAGGAGGAAGGAAACCTTCCCCCTGTTCTTTTGGTTCTCAAAATGATCTTTCGGAGCTCTCGACCCCGAAGCTATCGTATTTTCCATGTACTGTCGTGTTTTCCGCCGGTACAAATGATATGGCAACAGCCCACCGAGCAAAAACAGTATCAATAGGATAGCTACTGCGAATACGTCTGCCTCGGTTGCCATGGATCAAATATTTTGGCTAGGTAGAAGTTCCCCATCACTAGGGTCTTTTCTCCACAATGAGTGACCGAGATGTAAGTTTCTCCTTGTCGTTCGTACAACAGTATTTCGTATTCTGGCTGTTCTTCGCAGGTTCCATAGGTATACCAGAACTTGTGGGTTCCAGTAGCCCGATCGTAAGCCTCCCCCAGAACTTTGGGTTCGGATATTTGCTGATTATAGATTTTCAAATCTACTTCCCCGGTCACGGTGTTCACAGTGAACAATGGGTTTTCGATTTTAGCCGGGTAAGCAATCGCATTATTAGTGCGTTGGTCAACAGGCAATCGATACAGCTGGCGGATAGCTGCCAGTTCTTTTGCCTCACTACCTGTAATTTTTACGTCAACTGTGAAGGAGAGAGACTGTGAAATCGTGACATTTAACAAAGTAAACATCAATGCAAATGTGAGTAAGCTTTTCATAGTACAACTTGAGTTTGTTGATGTTTGAACTGTTTTTGATATTTCTTTGCAAGGCTGATAGCAGCACGTGCTGCACGATTTGCAGCTCTGCGTTCAGCCCGAGCTTTGAGTTTTTCAGCTTTGAATGGGGCTTCGGCCAGCCGTTTGACGGCCAATTCTGCCTGGCGGGTTTGTTGGGTGATTGCTTTTGCCCTGCGATCATTTCGATCTTGCATGGCCTTGTTTGCCTCAGTCAAGAGAGCTTCCTTGATTTTGACGATCTCCACAAGGGAGATGTCTTTACCTTTGGAGAGACGATTGGTGACCCGTTTCTGATATTTAGCAGTCATATCTGCTTGAATCAAGGGGCACGTTGAGAAAAATGGAAGTTGTGCGGCCATAATTATATGGTTTTAGTTAGAAAATGTGATTCTGACAGGGCTCGAACCTGCAACCTCCCGTGCCAAACGGTTCTTGGGTGCTCTACCATTGAGCTACAGAATCAGAATAGAACTAATATTTCATCAGTCCTAGTCACTAAATTTTTCATCAAGTGGCACCAGTAGGAGTCGAACCTACTAATTCTCTGTTCAGGGGGAGTTTGGCCCAATGCCATAGTGCCTCCAAACGCATAAAAATGGGCCTTAGAGCGCATTTCATGGGTTAGGTGTGGGAGAGGACTACTGCCACTAGAAAGTGGCTTAGAAGTCAAATAAGGGCCTTTCTGGATAAGTGTAATACACAGCTGCATAACAGGTGCATATTTTCTCATCTAAAGTGCCAGTGGATTGCCGTATACATTGCCAGAACTCCTCACGAAGTTGGTTAGTTGCGGTCTTTCAATCAATTTTGGTTCGCCGGTTGAATCCCTCGGTGTATATGTTATCAGAGGCATGTCGGGCGGGGCAGTCGGTTGTGTGCAACTAAAGCATAGGAGCAACAACAAACTGCATAGTGTGTTTCACATGATTCTTCGCGGTGGATTTACGCCCCTTGTAGCGGGCCTTCTTGGTTCGGGAATTACGCTGGGTGCGTGAGTCGAGTTTTTCGTTCATCAGCTTTTTCCAGGCCGCATTCAAAGCCATGGTTTCGAGCCGATGTTTGAGCCATTTTTGATAACGCACAATACGGTGCGCTTCATTGATGATGGTTTGTGGCTGTTTCACTTGGCCCTCTTCGTCTATGCGACTTGAAGCCAAGTCCAAAAGACCAATGAGGCTTGGTTCTGGTAGTGGTGGCAGCTCGGCTGCCAATTGTTGTAGAGTCATGCGTTTTGAATTTTAGAAACTAGATAATTTTAAATGGTCAAGGGGCACCACCAATTTGGCAGCACCCCATGCTATGACCGCTATCACAATTACTTTTCAATTATCTCCCGTATTTGGAGCCAAGTGGGCTTTCCTCGGTATTTTTCTAGAACAAGGTCCCACGGCTTGTATCCTGCTGACAGGGTGATTTTGAATTCGTGGTCTGGTCTATTAGCGACGACCGCCAAATAAACCGAGTTATCACGCTCTTGCCTATATTGATACTCGTCAAATTGCCAGAAAGCAAGGACGATCAGGGTAAATGCAAATAGGAAAATGATACGCTTTTTCATTCTGTGTGTGGATTAAAGTTTTTAGATTGAAAAATAGGAGCTAACATTACGTCTGCTCCTAAAACCAAAAAAATATGGTTGAAGTTTCTTATTACTCTTGCGTGTGAGTATTATTGTTCTTTTCGCCAGCTCCTATATAACTCTATTGCAAGAGCAAGAATTAACCCTTGAACAGTATATAGAAGCTTCATATAAATGGGCAGTGTTCTTCCCATCACTTCTTCGCATAAGTCGTCAGCAATAAATTCTAACAGAAGTCCGAAAAGCAAGAGGACGCTTATCAAAATAATTTTTTTACTCATTTTGGGAGAATTTAAGGTGGCCGCAACATCAAATAGTTAGTAACATTTTACGTGCTATTCTACTCTAGTTGCGGCCTATCATCATGGGTGAGATATCTACTTGGACTGTTTACCTTCTTGTCTTTGGTTTACGATGTATGAGGCTACCAGATCATTTGGGATCTCAGCCATCATTTCGTTGAAATTCATCATCACACCTATTTTGTCAAGAACTAGATCGTAGTAATTTTCAAAGGCTGGGCCTGGATGGTTTAGAGCAACATTAGCTCCGATCACGGTGTATAGTGCGTCCCCTTCACCGGCTCCAATTATGGGCAGTTTCAGGAATGTAGGATTGCCTCGTTTACGAGATCTCACAAAATATCGTGTTTCTGGTGTTTCGTGAATAAGCTCCCACATTACAGGGAGTTCAAACTCTGGGCGATCGGCTTTATAAATAAGCTGTGGACAATCCCACAGCAGCCTTTCCTGCTCATCATGTGACAAAAACCGGAGAAACTCACCAGTAGGTGTTGCAAACCACGAACGTTCCCACTCTGGAGACACAACAACATTTCCATTGAGGGTCATAAAGGTGCCTGCTGTGTGCACGCGGTATGCCCTTTGGAGGCGTTTGAATACGTCTTTTTGGTAGATCTCCCTAGCTGGATTTGGTTCTGCATTGCCGTTGGCATCGAGCTTCCAAACTGTGCAGTGGAAGTAATCATCTTCCTCTTTCTTTACATCCACTAATAAGAGTTCATCGTTGAACTTAAGGTGTGTCATTTTATTAATTTTGAATATTGCCTTCTATGAATCCCGTTCAGGCACTGGGATGTGAATAACAGTGGTGTGCTAGTTCGTACATACGCCGCGCTCTACACCAGATTCCCTCCACTATTATTCTATTTACCCCAATAATTGGACGCTCTAAGCTTAAAAATCTATTTATACTCGCTCAGACGAGTTTACAATGGGTAGTATCCCGCCAGCCTCTCATCAGACTACTATTTAGTAGAACTGTAGGTTAGCTAGCGGGATTTTCTTTACAAGTC